CAGCACACCAGCAGAAATCGTATACCAATTAAACGAAGTCAGCCATGATGGTACAGACACCACAGTAAGTGTAACAGTACTCCAAGTATCAAATGATGCATATGATCATCTCACAGCATCAGGAAATATAACAATCGGGGGTAGTGCTATAACCTTTAAATAAGCCAATAAAAGATTGGCCTTTGTATGTAACCTAATTATCTTGATAACATGAGCATTAATCCGTTAACTTTTGGATCGCCTGTTTATTCTCCACCATTTTCAGTTAGCCCTGGAGATACAGGTGTCATGAAGCTTCGCAGTATGGAGACTGCACCCTTGTCACATGAATCCTTAGACGAGAACTTCACAAACCTAGCAAACAAAATTAACGAGATTCTTGGACTCAATATTGATGAGGTTAATATCACATCTGATGGAATTATTAGCCCTGCCAATCTAGGCATAAGTGCAGGCTCAGGACTTCTTCTAAGTGCATCAGGAGTATTTACTCACCAAGCTAGACCAGCAAGGGCAGCAGGCTATGAAAATGTTGATATATCTACTAGTAATCGTAGATTTATATCAGGCTTAGACTTCGATGAATTTGGGCATGTAGTAGGCTATCAGGATCGCACACTTAACTTCACAGGAAGCGGTAGTGTTTCGGTTGACCAATCTTCTGTAAACCAAGTCACCATATCCTCTTCTGCTTACACATCAGGAAGTAGTCCTTCCTTTGGTAATATTGCTGGAAGTAAATTAACAATAGGTAGTGGAGTAGAGTTGAGAGAATCTGTCCATCGTGCTGACCTACTTGAAATTTGTAGTCTAACCTCAGGTTGGGGAGGTATTCAGATTAAGAATAATACAAGTGAACACCTATGGTCATTGATGTCTGATGGAGAATCATTCGGTTTGTATGATGATGCCTCCAATGAATGGTCATGGATGGCTAAGAGGAGTGGTGAGCTAAAAGTTTTATATGAAGGAAATACAGTATTTACAACTAATGACTCAGGGGTACGAATACATCAGCAAGCCGGTAAAACAATTGGTGGCAATAACTTGTCGCAAGCATCTCTACTTGTTGGGTCTACTACTGCTGGTATTGGTATTGACGATAATGAAATTATCAAAAAACAGGGTACTAATGGTGGTGATCTAAACATAGGCTCTGTAGGAAGTTCTTCTGCCATTAAATTAAAAACAGGGGTAAACTCTAGCGGTTTACCTTATAATAGAATGGTCATCACCTCTGCCGGGAATGTAGGTATTGGTAAAGAGATTCCTAGTGCATTGTTAGATGTTACAGGTAGCCTTGATCAATTAAACTCTGCAAGCGTTGAAAACACTAGCGCCACTGGCTATGGACTTGTCACAAAAGGTGGAGGTAACGGTAAAACAAGGTATATTGCTGATTTCAGGGATAAAGACAATAGCTCTGCTCTTAAAATTGATGGAGACGGCAACGTAGGTATTGGTACTACGAGTCCTGATAGACTTATGCATCTTGCTTCTAATGCTGCGATAATTTGCATAGAAGATACCGCAGGTGCTACAGATGACAAGCGAGTGCAAATTCAGGTTGATGATGGTAAATTTGAAATCAACAGTCGAAACGATGACAATAGCAGCAGAAAGGACAATATTTTTGTAGCCGATTTAGGCACAAGCAACGTAGGTATTGGAACCCCTGCGCCACAAGAATTATTGACCATAAGAGGCACAGGTACGAGTGATTATAATGCGATTCGTACATCACTTGGAGGTGGTAACGAAAATTTATATTATACAGAATGGATTGCCGCGTCGGGTTTCAAAGTACATCGAGCTAAAGGCACTTCGGGTAATCTTAACATTGGTATCGACACACCTCCTTCTGATAACACCGAATTCACTGGCACTGGAGGTAATATAGGATTTAGTACAAACAGCGAAGGTACATATGGTACACGGCTAATGATTACCAAAGATGGGGATGTAGGTATTGGTACTACGAATCCTCAAGGTAAGCTAGAAATTAATCATACTGGATCATGGAATGACCCATCTATTCACCTAAAAGGTGATTATCCTACAATAAAATTTAATGATACCAATGCAAGTGAAGATGATTGGTACATACATGTAAACAATAATAATTTTAATATATTAGTAGACAGAGGTGCATCTGGTGATGATTCTCCAATAGGTGATGCGAATAATGTGTGGGAAACTCCGCACCCATTAGTCCTAGAAGGTGACAACAACAAGGGTTACCTATTTGGCAGTCAGATTGTAACAAAAGAATTTACAGGCGATCTGAATGTTTCAGGTACGCTTTCAACTGACACTCTCTCCATAAAAAGTGGTGCAATTTATATGTGGCATAGGACATATGCTGTTAGCAATACTTCCTTCCAGGAATTAAAAATGGAAGATGGTAGTGATTTGGCTACAGGTGGTGTGTATAGAGTTACTGCACATATACCATCCACTGGTACACATACGGGTGCAACAGCAGTGTATTGGAATAATAACGGAAAATGGTATTGTAACCAGACAACAGGCGCAGGGGGTAGTTCTAATCATATAGGTTTCATTGTACTAAGCGATGGTAGGCCAGCTATCAGAACATGGCATGCTACAGGGTATTCCGTATCGGTTTATCATGAACGAATGTATCTTGGCGAAAATGACACTGAGAACACTAGTGCATTATTTGGTTGTGATGGCATAATTAGTAAACCTCCTGGAGAGGATAATTTATATTATAATAGATATACTAGTGAAACAGGTCTTGGAGGTGGCAGTTTTGGGCAAAAAATACTAAAATCAAGCCACGTTTATAATAATTGGGATGTATTCTTGCATGAAAATTCAGGCATGCTCATGTCTTATACGGGAGCTTCGTCAGCTAATCATTGGTTTGGTGGTAATGTTACTTATGATTCTAGTGGCTTTAAAGCTCGCTACGAAGGGCAAGTAGTTTGGGGTAAATACGATTCAAATCCGGACACTTCCGTAGTTCATGCATTGTATGCTACAAGAGCAACCGCAGATAACCAAGTTGTTTCAACTACTGACAATCAAGTACTCAGCGTGAATTGTGACTTCAATTCACAAAGAAAGAAAGTATCTATCTATGCTGGTTTTGAACTGTTATTAAATGAGCAAGATGTTGAAACGTCACACACTAAGCATGGAGATTGGTTTGCCACTTATAACTCAAGCCATACTCGTGATGTTCTTTATAATCGAAGCACTCGTCAGACTGAGCTTAAGGGTGTCAACAGTTCTGATGTCACAACTGGTGCAACACACAAGGCAGTAAGAGTACCCCCAGGGTGCAAAAGGTTTAGAGTTTCTATATTGGCTTATGGTACAAACAACAGGTCAAATGGTTTTTATATAGGTGCTGCCGAACTTGATAGTGAGCTACCTGTTGGTAAGTTAGCTATCTCTCATAATGCAAGCAGTGGAGATAACACAGTTCAGGAAGACACTAGATATCAATGGCTAAGGAATAATGGAAATATTAGCTCTTCCCGACAATTATATACCTACGAATTTGAAGTAGCCAATACTTGTAAGTGGTTTAGCATATTCATGCTTAACTGGACTGGTATGAGTACAGATACTCTTTATTTTGATCCTGATATCAAAATAGAGCCTATTTATAATGAGTTTGGGCAAAGCCAAGGATTAGCCTATGCAGATTTTTCTGTTAGAAATTCTAGTGGTAATTATTCATCAGGACTTACTTGGGTCGGGTCGAATAATTCTTATGCCAACTATACATGGCATAGGCAAGGTGGGCATGTTCATCTCGATATTCAAATCCACAGGAAGGTAGCACTTGGAATTTCGAACATAGGATTTGTTGCCTTTAATGGCTTACCTTTTCCGGCATATAAACCTGCTTATAGTGGTGGCTATAACAATACTACTTATTCCAACGGTGGTTCGCATGGCATAGGAGTACGCACCTGGGGGAATGACTTTGTGCATTTTAACACTAGTAACCTTGCTGGCACAGGAGTACTTACGATGGAATGCCCAAGCGGTGACCTTACCAATGGTAGCACTACAGGCACAATTAGGGGATCAGTAGATTACATGACAGACGAATATTAAAATGAGCATTGAAGAAAAGAAAACATATATATCAACGAAAGTTAGCGCTAATAATATAATAACTTACCGCGAGAGGTTAGACATTGTTAAGGATGGTGAGGTTTTAAGCTCATCCGTTAAACTTACAACAATTGACCCTAACTACTCAGGTGATGGCTCTGAGCTTCCCAAGCAAGTGAGCGATATTATGGGCAAGCTTTACACTACTGAAGCTATTTCTGCATTTAATGTAGAAATATCTGAGGAGGTCAAAGCCCGCACAAAAGCCCTTAGAGATTCTACCCTAAGTCAAGAGATGCAAGATGAGTTGGAAAAGGATCTTGCAGAAGAGCAAGTTTAAATGTCTCTTACCGAACTAGAGCATGCCAAGCTTTTGGCTATGGGTGCTGACGCCAATAATGATGGTGAAGTCAGTAGATCCGAAGCAGCTGACTACCTTAATGTCGGTGGGCAGAAGTATCTGACTGCTGATGATTATGACCGATACAAGAATAATTCCAGACCCGATTTAATTAATTTCGGTACTTGGACGAAAATGGGTCGCCAGAAAAGATCTGATTACCCTCAGTATGGTGGCAGTGTTAACTGGTATAATGAAGTAAGACCCGAACTAGAAAGGGGGTTGGCACTAGTTGGCGAGCTAGAGGGAGAGCTAGGTGATATTCATGTAGAGAATGCATTCAATGAGTGCAGGAAGGAAGGCATGGGTGGTAAGGCTAATACAGACACTGGCTTTGCTTGCTGGAGTGTTTGGCATGAGGTGGAGCATTATGGTAAGAGAAGCTTCCCTGGTCTTGTGCCAACTGGTGTTCGTGTTTCCACTGAAAAGTTACAAGAAGTATTAGCCGAGAATGAGTTAACAGAAGCGCAGAAAAAGAAATTAATGACTATGCGATTTGGTGGCATGGGCATTAATGAGATTAGCCAAAAGGTTCAGGATATCCAACGGGGAGTAGAGTATGTTACTGGGAAGGAAATAGACTTTAGGTCTGCAATGCTTTTATTCTCACAAGACCCAGAAGCAGGATATAATTACAGTAACTATAAAGCATTTAAGCAACTAGAAGAAGCTGTAGAGAAAGGCAACCCAAGAGCCGTAGAACTTTTTAAGGATATACCTGAAGAGGAAAAAGCCCAATACGATAATCCACCAGGCATGCCCGAGTTTGTCACTGAAGGAGAGGGTGAATTCGTTATTGATGTAGATTCGGTAGACGAGACTATCCTAGCAATGACGCCGTATGACTTTGAGAATGATCGGCGTATATACGGAAGTACAATTAATAAATTTGATGCTAAAGGAAATAGAGTAGAGAAAGAGGGCGAGTACTGGGCAGCAATAGGTGGGTGGGAAGAGCATCCAAAGTTTGGCCCTGTCAGGCAGGCTGGTGAAGAAAACTGGTATTACTCTAATGAATTTGGTTGGTACTATCAAGATACATCTAGAAGCGATGAGTGGATATGGACAGAGGATACAGGTAAGTGGCTATACCCTGTCCAAGGAGAAGAAGACCAAGGTATTTTCTTCTATGCGCATGAAGATGGTGATCCCGAAGGTTCAGAGTGGATTTACCCTAATTACGATGAGGGTACGTATTGGGATTTTGATGATAAGGTGTGGCGGACTGGAGATGAAATACAGGCAGGAGAGCTTAATAAAGACCTAGACTTAGATGGATCGGGTACAGTAGAGCCTGACGAGCAGTGGGCAGAGATGATTGGTATAGCCGAGAAGGCACTTGAATCAGGTGACATTAATAACGATCAGTTCCAGCAATTCATAAAAAATAGAAGTGACTTTTATGATACTGCAATACCTGATGAAATATGGGAAGATCGTAATCTTAATTCTTTAATATCTGAGGACTATAGCCCACCAGTTGCTGACCCTGTATCCGATCCTGTATCCGATCCCGTTGATCCCGTTAACCCTGTTGACCCCGTAGATCCTGTTGACCCCGTAGATCCTGTTGACCCCGCAGATCCTGTAGATCCTGTAGATCCCGTTACAAATAATCAAGATACTTCACTTGGTAACGGTTGGTTCCAGGATGAGCATGGCTCATACTATGAAGACCCCGAGAGAAGCGGTTGGAAGTTTTATGCTGGTGATGACTATGAGGGGTGGTGGTATGATCATGAAGGCACGGATTGGGCTTGGAATGAAAACACAGGGTGGATGTGGAATGACAAAACTGACAATTGGTGGTACTCTCAAGCAAACCAAGAATGGGCATATTCTACGAAAGGTACTTTTGTAGATGAGGCTGGGGAACAAATTGATTTCCTTTTGGATGAAAATGAAGACGAAACAACTACACCAAGCGGGCCACCTCCTAGTAGGGAGGATGCCCCAAAAGGTGTACCAAGTTTAATTTCATATGATAATTTCCCGCAAGATGATCTTGGTGCAAGACTAGACAACTACCGTGGGCAACTCGATAAGATAGCTCAGAACTACAGATATAAGGGCTATAATGAAGGTTTCATAACTAGCTTACTTAAGCGTACTCCCATCTATGAAAAGATGATGGAGGAGTTGGGTGGTGATGGTGACGAAGCTATGGGTCTTGGTGATGAAATTGTCAATATGGTTGCCAAGAAGAATGCTCAAGAGGCAAATGTTGGTGGAACTTTAGACATGCTTGATACTCGTGGCGGGGGAATGCTTGACCCGATGATGACGCCCGAGCAAAAGCTCAAGATACGTATGGCAAAGCCGAGTAAGGCTGCAACCCAAATTGATGTTGATGAGGGGCGGGCAAGTGAAGTCGGAGAGATAATCCTTAACCCAGATTACGATGAGAACCTAAGTTACTACTTTGAGTATGAAAACCCCGAAACAGGAGAGCTTGAAACGAGGGCATTCCGTCCTGATATGCCAGCTAAGCAGCCTGCAATGGGAATACAGGAGAGGCTTATTGATGGCACTATTGATATCACAAATCAATACATGGATGAGCTTACTAAGGTAGGTGAGGATGGTAAGACCAATTATCAGCGTAAGTATGACGATACCATTCAACTCCTAAAAGACGAAGGCATTCTTTCTGATACACCGGGGCAAGACTTGTATACGAAGGAGGCTTTAGCTCAAATGAATTATCTCTACGGAGATGACGAAGATTCATATGCAGGTAAGCTAGATGATTACAACGAAATGCAGAAGCATTTACGCGATCAATCAAATTACCTAAGGAGCATGGATACTCAGCGTGACCTAGATAATTCTGCAAAACTACGTGCTGCTATTGGAGATGTTGATCCAAAGATCAATGCAAGGAATCGTGGTCTTGATAGAATCAAGCTTGCAAGATTTGGTGGTGGTTCAGCAACTGCTGATAATAATATTAGGACAACTGGCAATACACTTTTCGAGAATGATATTAGAGCTAAGGTTGCACCCAAGGACATTAGTGCTGTTACTGGATTGGGTGACACCTACACTCAGGAAGAGATTGATGCATTAGGAATTGGAGGAGGATTAGATCAACTTCCGCAGATGACATCAGACTTAAAGGAGAATCAATATTCAAAGAATATTATATCTCTAGGCTCAGTGGGGTCTAATTCGCAAAAAGAAGAGCTACAGACAAGTGGCGCGCAGCGAGTAAAACGACCTGTTAAAATTTCACCAACATATGTTGAACCAGTAGAAGCTGAGAGTCGCGAACCACCACCACCAGTAGATCCAAAAGTAGTAACAACGAGGTAATAATTATGGCATCTCAAACTTTCAGACTTCAACCCATATCAACTGTAACTCGAAGCCCGTACGGCAGGGATGGAAAAACACCGCAGCCTGCATTGGCGGGGCAACCTGCTCAAAATCAGCCTACATTCAATATCACTACAACTGGTGTAGATAGCGCGATAAACACTTCGGGTGCTAATTCTTCTCTTGATGGAGGTTTCACTACTACGAACCTAGAGACAGGATCATTTGGTGATACAGGCGAAACTCCTGGATTAGCCCAAGCAGAAGGGGCAATGCTTGAAGAAACACTTTCCGACGCGTCAGATAGATTTGATATAAAGACTGGAGCGATTGATGATCAGTTTGACAACCTTACATCTTATCTGCCCAACCTAGAGCAAGCTTCACAAAATGTATTAACAGAGCAACTTGCAGATGCAGACACAGCAAAAAATACTTTACAGAATGCTTCTACAACAAAACAGAATGAGATAGAGGCAGCATCAAAACTGCTCACACCGCTGCAACAAGCAGCAAGCACGGAGACTTTTAATGATGCGGTTTCAGCGCGATCAGTATTAGATACTACAAACAAACAAAGGTTTGTTAATTTAGATAATGCTTCTAGCGAGTTAGCAGAAGCCGAGCGTGGAGTCTTGAATGAAACGCTTACAGATGCAAGTACAGCACAAAATACTATACTTGATTCTGCTGCTCAAAACCTAGAACTTAAGAACGATGCAACAGCCGATATAAAAGATGCTAGTCGGGGTGTACTAGAGGAAAGACTTACTGATGCAGGAACTGCAACAGAAACAATGAAGGGTGCAGCAGGTGATCAGTTCTCAAAAATAGAAGAAGCAAGTCAGGCTTTGGCAGATGCACAGTCTGAAGCAAATCGTCTAAAATACAGAAATGTAACTGATGCCTTGCGAGCAGATAGACTCAATGCGATGAGGAGGGGGGAGTCTGGAACCATTGGATCTTCAGACAGAATGATGCTCGAGGCAGAGATGCGGGCAGCAGATCAGTTTTCCAACCTTGAGAGTGCTGCCGATGTAGCACAGGCTGGGCGGACTTTACAGAATACACAGAAGCTTGGTCAGCAAGAGACTGATGCCACAAACATACTAGCGAAAGCTCAGGCTAACACACAAGTTTCCCAAGCAGAGCTAGATGAAGCAAGGCAAATATTAAGTAATGTAAACTCGACAGAAGCGGAGCGTAGTAAGGCAAATTCAATTTTAGCACAAGCTCAGGCATCCACACAGGTATCCCAAGCAGATGCCAATGAGGCGCAAAGGAAAATTGGTAATGTCCAGCAGTTCGAATCACAGAGTCTTGTAAACGCTAAGGTTCAGACTGATGCCATGTTGATGGATAATCAAACAAAGGCACTGGTTGAAGAGGCACAAAGGACTTTACAGAATACAGCAGCAGGAGCAGCCGAGAGAGCAGAAGCAGAGAGGATAGTTGCAGATACTGAGTATGCTAACAATGTGGCAGCAACTAAACTGCAAACTACCAAAGAAGCATTTAACTTATTCCAAAATCGAGAGAACCAAAGGCTTGAAGCTGCAAGTGAGCTTGCTAATGCTATTGGTGCTACTCAAGAAGAAACACTTCCGGCAGTTACCCTAGCAGAGCAGTTGATTCAGCAGGCTATTGATGAGGGTAATGTTGAGGACATGAATGCCGATGATAAGTATCAGGCAGGCATGGAGATGGCTCGTGAGCTATGGAAAAACCCATCACTTATGGATACTCTTGCTAATCAAATTGATAGTGAGAAGATCGTACTTGGAGAGAACTTTACTGCCGAGCAAGCAGCTATGATTAATCGTATATCAAATCTATCGAAGATGGAGGGTCTTATCGACTACATGAAGGATAAGATCACAGACGAGATGTTTGATTACTATGAAAGTTACATGGGTCAGCTTGGTGCAGTATGGGCAGGTCTTTCACAACTCCAACTAATTGACCAAGATGGTTACTTTATTCCAGAGAATGCATATGCCATGACGCAGGTCGGAATGGAGGACTCAGAAAACTTGGACTTTATTGTGGAGAATAAGGATAAGAAGGATGGCGTCGAAAATGTAGTTGATGGGATCGTTGAAGGCATAGGTGATAAAGCAGGTGATGCCTTAGGTGATGTATGGGATGAAGTAACAGGACAGAATGATGATTAGACCAATTTTACAGCCTGGAATCGATAAGGGTGGGCAGATAATAAAGCCCACAATGCCAACACCTCGTGTAGGGTCTACTATCAGGAAGTCCACTGGTGGAATGATTGCTCCTGGTTCACAGGAACTTATGCGTAATGTTGCGAACACACGGAGGGATCTAAGGCAAAGGGCATTCGATCTAGAGGATGACCAAAGACAATACGATAGGGGTGCAGAGGAGCGTGAGTTTAATAGGAAGAAGAGAAAGCAATTCTTCAAGCTTGCTAAAAGAGAGGAAGCTGACTGGGAAGAAAAGAAGATCAACCTCAAGCAGGAAAGGCTTCTTAAGGCTCAAGAGCAGTATAGTAATCTCCTAGATGCCGAGGCAAGATCAGCCGACAATACTGAGTTTATTAAAGAGGTAGATATTATCCGAGGGGAGCTTGGTAGAGAAAGAGCAACATTTGATAAGAACTTAACCACAGGTGTGATATCTATGATTGCTGAGGTCATAGACAACGAGGTAGATGATGAAGCTATTAACCAGTTGCAAACCATTGCAGATGGGATGTTCCCGAATCAAAATGTAGATATAGAGGATTTATCACAGGATCAGTTGGGTCAGTTGGCAAACAAAGTGGCACTTCTAGCCAAGGGTTCTGATTCCATGGATGCTATCGGAACTTTTACTGGTAGAGTTAAAACATTCTTTGACTCCCAAATCGATAGACAAAAAGAAATCAACAAGCAGTTACTTTATTACAACCAACTCAGGGAAAAGCTTCAGAGTACAAGGAAGTCATCTGAGGCAGTCAATGGTCTTAAGGAAGCTCTTGGTAGGAGAATAAAAACATTGGGTGGAAACCTTGATGCTTTTGCTGCTCGCACAGGAGAACAGACCGAGGTAGAGAAGTTAATGGAGGGCATGGGTCTGCCATCCGAGGGTGAAGAAGGAGATGACATTGATGCTCTTGCTGGAGAAGATACAGGAGAGAATGAGGACATAGGTGAACTTATTGATGAGGATGACAAGAAGGTTGAGTCTGCTAGGTTTGGCAAGGAAGAGGAGAGGTCATTAACAGGAAGTGCTTTAGCGAATATCAAAGAAATAGGTGGTAATATAGCTCAAGCTTACGAAAATGCTGGAGGCACAGAGGAGCTACTTAATCAGACAAAACAATTTATAGAGAATAATCCAGGGGCAACCTCAGGTGCTGCAACTGCATTAGCTATGGCTGCCAAGCCTACAGGTGAAGCAATAGTTAGAGGTGGAAAGGCTCTCCTTCCAAAGTCAGTTGAAGGTCAACTTAATACTGATCAGAAGGCTTTAGTCTCTGAGGCAGATAAGGTTGGTAAGCAACAATTCTTGGATCAAGATGGTAATGTTGGCCCTAAGAAAGGTGGTAAAGGTCTTACACCCGTGAAGAAAACTTTATCTGTTGATCAAGTTAATGGAGTTAATAAGCTGCTCAATGACTATAAGCTCGAACCATTTACTGAGGCTGAGCCAAAGACAACTGGAAGTGCATCTAAGGACTTAAAGGCAAAGATCGAGCATCAGATTAAATTGCGAGATCACCTTAATGGACAGATCAAGAAAAGAAGATCTGTTATAGCTGCCAAGCTGAAGTCCATGAAGAAGAAGTACGATTCAGCTAAGCAAACTAAGATTGGATCTTTACTCAATAAACTCATGATTGTAGGTGCAGTTGCAGAAGGTGCTAATATAATATATGACCTTTATGATGCATTTAAGGGAGATGACCCTGAGTTGGATGCCATGATTGAGGAGGATAAGTTAATGGTTTCTACCAGCGCCGATCTGTCTGCTAATATTGATACTCAGATAGATGAGTTAGAAAAGGGAGTGTCGCAATGAACCAGGGTTTAGCAGAAGCATTTGAAGGACAGGGATTGGCTGAGGCATTCAGTGAACCACTGCCAGGTATTGAAGACTTTCAGCCAGAGTCAGTTAGTATAGAGCCACCTCAAAAGGAGGAGAAAGAGATTACCCTTAGTGATATTGCTACCTTAAGAAGCATGAATGATGAGGGTAGGCAGATTAAGCCACTAGATGAGGGCAATCAACTAGATCAGCTTCGCCAAGCAAAGCAGGATCAAGCAGTGCGAAATGCTGAGGATTTTGGATCAAGTTTGGCAGGGGGATTTATGGCAGGTGCTGCTACACCAGGGCCACCAATGGTTAAAGCGGGAGCAGGAATACTTGGTGCAATTGCAGGCCCAGAAGCTTTCCAAGGCTTTAAGGAGAATGGAATTAAGGGTGCTGCAGCAGGCATTGGGAAGACCTATGGAGTTAATGAGGAAGATAATATCCAGAAAAACCTAGAAGCATTTCGATCTGCCCCCGGAAAGGCAGAGGCAATTAAACCAATGAAGCCAAGAACTATGGGTGTAGAAACCAAAGACTTGCTTCAAAGTGGTATATATTAAGAAAAAATCTGATAATCTTTACAACCTATTTATCTAGGTTACAATATTAGCATGGCAAGTAGTATTGTATCTCAGTATCGAGACGTTCTTAGAAAGAAGGGAAAGATTGAAAAGGAGCAGTCCCTCTCAGATCAGGACTTAGCTCTCGAGATATATCAGTCACTTAGAAATAAAGGCTATGATGTAAATGCCTTTGTTGAGAAGAGAGGTGACGAGGGATTCTTCCCTTTAATTAGGGAGTCATACGGAGAGGATAAGACTTTACTAGGTGGCACTATAGACTCTATGCAGAAGAGGCTTGCCTCTAAGGCACAGGGCTTGAAGCAAGGTGGTGCTGTACTTGCAGGATCAGTGGGCATGGACGATACTGCCCGAGACTTAATGCGTTCTGCTAGGAGTAGCGGTAGGGAAGTAAGTCGAGAGAGTAAAGAGGTATTTGATGACTATACCATGATCGATGGCTTTGATGACTTTGCTCAGTATGTTGCTCATGGTGCTGCGAGTGGAGCAGTTGAGATACCTATATCAATAGTACAGGCATTCCTTGGTAGGGGTGTGGGTAAGCAGGTACAGAAGGGTATTGAAAAGTCCGGCAAGCTAGAGGAGTTACAGAAGAAAGCCAAGAAGTACCTAGGTGATGACTATGGTGCAAATGTGGGTATGGGTGCTGGTGCATTAGGTGGTTCCGCAATAGAGAACACAGGTCATGTATATGGTGACCTATATGAATACACCAAGCTTGACCCTAAGGATGAGATGTATCTTAGTCCATCCGATGCTAGAGCAATGTCCATGCTTTCGGGTACAGCAGCAGGTATACTAGACTCTGCATTACCAGTTTATCTTACTTCAAGGCTTGCTAAGAAGATCGGTGTAAAGCCAGCTGAAGCTGAGGTTGCCAAGATGTTCAAGAGTTTGCCAGATGGTATGGCTCTATTAGCAAAGGGAGCAGGAGGAGAAGGTGTCACGGAAGCCTTGCAAGAAGCATTACAGATGCTCACTGTTAAGTACCACACTGAGGAAGAGTGGAGAGACGAAGACTGGCAAAGGATGATCAATGGTGGATTCCTTGGAGCTATAGGAGGTGGTACAGTCACAGGGGGAACAGCAGTCATAAGTGATATGCTCAGCCCCAAGCCAATAGGTGACGAGGAGATAGCCCAGGCTGAGGCAGACGATGCTCTAGACACAATCAAGGAAAGAGTAGAGATACGAAACCGAGGGGAAGCCAAAAGATTCGCAGAACTTAACCAAGCAGGACTAGGTGCAGTTGTCAGTCCTTCCGGTTCAGGACGTCTAGGACGGATAGTAGAGCTTAATGAAGAAGACAGCACTGCGGTAGTAGAGTTTGTTAATGGCGTCACGAAGAGCTACAAGCCAACTGAGCTTAATATCAAGGAGGGCAAGCAGAAGATATTTAAGGAGGAAGACCTAGCCAAGTTGTCTAACGAGAAGCTAGAAGAGGTTAAGACCCTCATGCCTCGTTTGACCAAGAAGGTAATAGCCGAGCAGGAGAGAAGAAGGAACACCGAAGAGGATGAGAGTGGACTGAAGGTTCTGGATACCAAGCTCGAGGTAAAGATTGATAAGAACAATCAGCTTATTGTTTCTGATGTAATCAGTAAGGAAAGAATTTATTCAGCTACCCTAAGAGAGGAAGATAGCATTCTGTATCTTGAGAATGAAAATGCAGATAGCACAATAGATCAGAGGAGAACACAATCTTCGGAATTAGTACGCAAGAAGGCGAAAGCTAAGGCAAGGGAGATGTCTATGCCTATAAGCATAGATGGTCAGGTTACATATCCTCTTACTACAGAAGATGTAGATCAGATTGATAACAAGGAAGAGTTGATTGTCGAGTTTGCAAAGCTACAGGCACTTACTCGTTCTGCCACCAACCAAGCAGTCATTGATTCTACTACAGATGTATCGAACGCAATCATCAAGAGGCTGATTGATCAGCAGGTAATTTCCCTTAATAAAAACAATAAGCCTATCCTGGGTAAGCTTGAGCCAAAGAAGGGTGTAAGCTCCAAGCTCATTACTGAGAAGCCTAACATCGGTAGGCTTATAGCAGGGTCTATATTCTCCGAGCTTGAGGGGAGATTGGAGAACTACAATGAGACTGTCAGTTCAGCAAACCTCACAGATAAATTTATCCTTGGGGAGGCTAAAGACTTAGCCGTTGAGCTAACTGAGGAGATAAAGGGAATCAATAAGAATGACCAACTCCGTATTGCTCAAGCTGCAACCCAGATATTTAGGGAACACCATCTCGACAAGGATGGCAACTGGGCAAAAGGTAAAACCAAGAAGGACATCCAAGATGATAAGGACTTGGAGCTTCTAGCTCAGCAGCAGAGAGAGCAAGATGCTAAGACTAGATTTGAAAGTCTTGACCTTAAGGCTAATGACTTTGTTCAGCTTAAGAAGGGTGGGGAACTAATAAAGATAACCGAGGTAGATGAGAAGAATCACAAGGTAAAGCTAGAGGGTGGAGACACCTTCATGCTTGCTAACTCTATCCTCAGGAAAACAAATGAACGAGCAGTCAAGGTAGGAGAGGAACTAGTTACAGAGTTGTCCAACGGCTTGTATACCAAGAAGGTTAAGGTGTCAGGCAAGGACACGAACTATGAACACAAAGGCTCTAAGTCACTCAGTTTGTTTTTCAATGAAAATGGCAAGATAGCTAGAGTTAAGGATCAGAATGAGAACTCTTACTCTTTATCTGACGAGATCGATCTAGATACAGAGAACCTCACTGAGTATCTGGCAAGACTTACTCTTCCTGAGACACCGAGCCAAAGTAGTACTCCAGTAGTCAAGCCAGTTAAGCTTGCCGACAATATTTATCGTAAGGGTTCTGATGTCACTAGCTTTGAGTATGAGGTTAAAGGGAAGAAGAAGATTGGTAAGTTTGATACCACACCAATACTGCTTGATGGTAAGGTGCAAGGGGTGGAGTTTGATGGTGAGACTTATGACTTTGATGCACCCGTTGAGCCTAGCCAATGGGTAGAAGCCACAAGGAGTTTGTTAAAGAAGAAGAAGCTTTGGGGTAGATCAGAAAATAGGGTACAAACACCTAAGCGCCAATACATCAAACCCGACAATTCACTTGTATTTACTAGGAGGAATGATAAGCCATTCAACCCTGGGAAGGTAGAGTTGATTAGAGCCGAGGAGGGAGAGGATATATTTGATCTTTCCAAAAAGGTAAAGACTACTGAGAGTTCATCCACTAAGGCTGCTGTAGCATTACGCTACACTTATGATGATGGTAAAGAATCTGTACTTGTAAGACGTCTTGGTAAATCACCCGGCAAGGATGGTAGATATGTTATCTATGACATGGCAGGCAAGTCGGGCATTGCTCCACTAGAGGGCAAGAAGCTTTCACTTACCATATCAACCGATGAGGATATGCTCATCGATGCTGAGGATGAAGAGTCCCAGGATCGCATCGAGGTCTTGGGGGTTATGCAGTTTGATTCCGAGGTAAAGGTAAATGCCAACTTTGATTCTGAGGATGCCTTCGAATCTGCCATGAATCCTTATTTAGATTCATCGCTAATTAGAGCTAACCCAAAGGATGTCCTTGAGGATATTGACCAAAAGATAGCAGAGACAGAGAATCCTGAGGTTGAGCAGTCGCTTATTGAGCAGAAGAAAAGGATAGAGGTTGCGACCAAGGATGAGTCAGGAGAGTTCAATCCCCTTATCAGTGTATATAACAACAATATACCGGACTCAGAGGTAGATTCATTTAAGGGTGCAGTAAAGAAATTAGCTACCTCAATTGAAGATAAAGAGGTCAAGGAACTTGCTAACAAAATTGCCAAGTCTGATGACTTCCGAGTGTTCGACCTGCAGAAGTTCTTGGGTGCTATAGCTCCAAAGAAGAACTCATGGAAGTCTGGGATGCAACGGATGAACGAAGATGGTGGCTACCAAAACATAGAGGAAACCATCGACCTTATGGCAAAGGAGTCAGCCATTGGTCAATATAAACCTAGAGTCAAAAAGGGCGAAGGGGATGTTATGAATCGTGTCCTCAAGATCACGGATGAAACTTCCGAGATTAAGGCAGATGGCAAGACAGAGGATATTACGATTGAGGGTGCTGACAACTACAGTGAAGATGCTGAAAGAGAAAATATAGGAGATTCTGAGAGTAAGCTTGATTTTGATGCTCAAGATCAAGAGGTAACAACTCCTGGCACAGAAAAAGATATTGCCGAATATGAGTCAGAAACCGATGTTGAGATTGAGAAGAATAAATTTAGCACAGAAGTCCGTACTGATGGGGATGTAAAGATTGACCAACAGTCCGTGGACATTGTTGAGGGTATCATAGCCGATGACTCTTTCCCTGATAAGCTAAGGAAGGATTTAGTCAACAAGGTAAAGCTACACAAGACAGGGGAGCTACCAGCCGATGCACTAGTATCAACTGCTATGTCGATGTATCAAAATCATATCAATAGGCATCAGTCGGTTGGTGATATAGCATATACTCAGCAAGATCTTGAGGATCAAATAAAGCTAGAGCAATCTGAGCTTCGTAGTCCTAAAATCAATAAGCTTCCTATTCCTCAGGGTTTGGTAGAGGAGAATAATGCAGCAGTACAAAGGCATCTTGGGGGAGCCAAAGTAGATGGCGGGCCAATAAGACTTTCAGCTTTTCTCTCAAAGCTACCTGACTTCCTCAAGGGTTCAACCGAGCTAGATGGAGTTTTGGTTGATATGGCTCAAACACTTTTATCACATCCATTCACGAGAAGCCTTAAGGTTGAATTTACATCTTGGGATAACTTTAAGAACTTTGTTGAAAATGACGGAAGCAACGGAAAGCTAACTAGGGCTTTTGTTCGTGGGAACAATATTGTGATGGGGCCATTCTTTAAGCTCCCAGGTTCTGATCTTTCGGCAGATGCATCTCTGCAAATTACATTACTTGAAGAGGTTGCTCACCGAGTCTTAGGGACTGCAATTGAGGCTGGCATACAAGCCAAGCGAAAAGGCGAGCTACCAAAGGGGGTGTCCAAGGTGATGTCAAGGCGTCAAGCCATCAAGATGTATGACGAGACGAAGGAACTCATGGATTGGCTAAGGACAGAGACTGACGGGAAGTACTACCATGGTCTTCTTAATATGCATGAGTTCTGGGCAAACTTTGCGAGTAATCCAAGGTTTAGGAAATTCTTAAATCGTCCGATGCCACCAGCCATGAGGCGTAAGTTTAGCTCAAGGTTTGAGCGTGTCATCGACTGGGTGCTTGACTTGGTCAGTAAAATATTCGACGTCGATTTCACACCAAACAGAACTGCATCCGATATAATTAGAAAGAGATACCGTACGCTTTTGCGTACCTCTGATAAACTAGCCAAGGCAGACCTTGACATATACGCTAAAATACAACTCTACCATGAAAGCCAAGCAAGAAGATCCACTCAAATCCCAGTACCCCTCCCGCTGGAAATACGCACAGCAAGTGAAGGAACAACTGAAGAAGCAGCCGCGAGTATCGCAAGAGGAAGCCTACAAGCAGGCGGACGAGACCAGGCAGGGTTCCAAGTCGAAGAACAAGCGCTAAGAGCATGGGCTGGAGAGAATGACCTTATGCTCGATGCCGAGGAGTTTGACTCCAAGGTTTCAGACAAGGGTGGATTGGAGCATGAGATTTACTATGATGAAGACAAGGGGATATGGGTTAAGGCTAACGACCTATCCAATCACTCATCATACTTAGAGTATTTCAATAGGTTACAGATAAGTAACTATATTTTCCCCGAGGCTGCTATGGAGCTACAAGGGTTTATCGAGCGAGATGGTATGCTCATGCCTGTTGTTCATCAAGTTCATGTTAAAGGGTCAAGACCAACAGAAGCCGAGATAAGAAAGTTCTTCGAGGAGAATGGATTCAAGAAGGTTGCGAGTCCAACTAGAGAGAATGACTATGAGAATGACCTGTTTGAAATTACAGATGCTCATGACGAGAATATAAAGAAGTTGCCTAATGGTCAGCTTGTAGTGATCGATGTTGTGCCATTCCATAAAGAGTCAATAAGTAACACCGGAACATCGAGTAAGTTTAAGCAGTTCTTGAAAGCACCTAAGCTTAGCCGAGAAGAGATAGAGGCAATGGGTGGACGATTTGAGTCTGCTGATAGCATCAATCAACAAGAGGAGCAGAGCGTTGCACAGGGTACACTCCGCGCGCATATGGCAGCACTTAAAGACTTGGGGAATGTAGCAGAAAGTGCTTTGAGTAGAGTAGGGGAAACAACATTAAGCTCTGAGCGGGTTAAAGACTTCACAACTTTTGATAGAGGTATCACTCCAGAGACTGTAGGCAAGGTACTCAAGGAGAAGCAACTGAGTATACAGGAGATGCAATCTCAGTTCGCTGAGGCAACCTCACCTGAAGTAAACATAGCCGATGCCAACAACATCAATGAGCTAGAAACAACTGCCAATAGAGACACAGGGGCAAGAAACCTACTCAACATGCTTACCAAAGCCAGGAGAGGGGCAGTAGATATACTCAACACTGCAAAGAAAGAGCAGACTAGGGCATCCGAGAAGATGACATACCTTAAGGCTGAGATGGACAGACTATCTAGCACTAAGACAATGTTCGATGCTGGTAAGACACAAGGAATATTTGAGAAATTCATAAAGAGTGCTTTGTACAACAAGAATAGCAATGGTGAGTCATCCAAGGTAAACACCTTTGAGTTGACTCTCATGGCACAAGGCAAAGACATCAAGCCCACACCATTCGACAAGCTCAAAGAGGCAGAGATCGACCCGCAGAAGATTTACACCTTAATGGAAAGGCTCGCTGAGGGAGTAGAGGACATAAAGGTTATTGAGCAACTTACTGCCGAAGAGATATTTGATACAATAGACATCAAGGCTAGTGACCTTGGGATAAAGGACTCCGACTTAGATCAGGCTGCTCAAATGGCAGTAGCTCTAATGCTAGGTAGTGACCAACGAAATGATGTTGCTCGTAGTTCATTCGCAGTAAGGCTAAGATTAGCCAAGGGACAGATCTCACATGAGACACAGGATGCAGTCCAGCTGATAAAGGCAGCTGCTCGAGGGGAAGCTACCCGTGAGGTGAAGGATAAGTCCATGAAGATGATCCTTAACTCTGTCCGTAAAATGTCAGAAGATTTAAAGGAGAACCAAGAAGACCTAGAGACTGCCAATGAAGAACTTCGAGTAGCTGAAGCATTTGTAGAGGCTTATGATGATCGCATAGCAGACCTTGATGAGTTCTTCCTAACATCTCAGCCCGTGGAGCTACGAGAAGGAGCAAACATCAAGACCCTTACCTTAGATAAGGATGGCAAGATGGTAGAGGATGACATTGTCTTCAGGCTCGGTGCTGGTGAGAGTTCACAAGAGTCTAAGTTCATGGCTGCTCGAGCATCCGAGCTAATTAAGATTATGGATACCGATGAGTACAAGGCTACTTATGCTGGTACTCCAATGGATAGGTATTTCAAACAATTAGCTAGGGAACTTAGAAAGCCCAACTTTGGTATCCAATATGTAACTGCTAATGTTGGATTCCTCCAAGCAGCTGCTCAATCCATCCAAGCAAGGTTCGCAAATCTTGGCCCAGCCGGAAAGGTGGTATCAAGTCTCATCAATGCATACACAAGAGACTATGCAGGGGAGAGTGCTAAAATATTTAATCAAGGACGAAGGGTTTCCAAGGCAATGACTAGGCTTCATTCCGAGATGAAGATCGATAAAGGAGAGAACCTCAATCAGTTCATAAAGACATTTGGTGACCGAGTGTTTGATTGGCTTAATGAGCGTCCCGACCTAGCAGGAGAAGAAGAGTTTGCTATTAACAAGTTATGGGCAGACCTAAAGAAGGCTGACCCAACTAGGGAGTATACGGAAGATGGCAGAAAAGCCCTCCGTGCCTACCTTAAGCAGTGGAGCATCCAGAATGAAAACTTTCGTAAGCTTTATGAGAAGTATGACATTAAGATTGAGGATGAGGCAGTAGCTAGGGAGCAGATCGCAACAGGCGAATATGGAGATGTGCTTTTCCGTAGGTTTGTAGACCAAGGTATCGTCACTGCCCCTCGTAGGCTAAATAGGTCAAGGGTCACACAAGTTGCTCAGCTACTAGATGCAGGATTCCAGGATGACAACTATCGCATAACAGAAGATGATGAATCTTTCTTCTCTAAGGCTATGGTTAGTATAAAGGAGGCTGAGGCTAAGGGAGTAGATCTCGTTGAGAGCTTTAAGCAAATAATGGGTAAGTCTGTCAGTGATGAGTTAGCCGATATGTTCTTCCGACCTTTCTTTACGGGTAAGTCAGCACACAATACTCCATTCACCCTAACAACCGAAACAGACCAAGGTAAGCAGACTCGGATCGTGCTGCCCGAAGAGATGCATAGGGCTTGGATTCAAGCGAAAGGGAATAATCCCGGGGTACGTGTTGCAAATGCAATACAAAATGTTGTGGATCTACTGCCAGATGCAGATGAAGCAACCCTATCGAATTTACTAGGGCAGTTTAAGCATCGAGCAAATGCTATCCTTCGAGCCGAGAATGATGCTCGTAATGAACAGACTGCACTCGGCAATGAGTCATCCCTTTCTCAGATGTTAAATGGTTCCGAGTTTCATGACTCCATACATGCTCGTAACTTTTACAATGTATTGCCAGGTGAGTTCTTCTCATACCAGACATACGATGAGACTTCTTCTGGGCAGTTACTCTCTAAGCTAATGATGACTGCCCACTTTGGCAGGAAGGGCGAGAAGCTTACAGATAACTATCAAGCGATTATTGATGATTATGAGCCTTCATGGAACCTATATTCTGATTTATCTGAATCCATAGGTCTTCCCATTAAAAAGAACTCCATGCCTAGTAAGGTAGCCTTCAAGGCTTATGCTACACGCAAGAAGAAGATGAAGGAGGAGCTTGCCCGCAGGGGATACCCTGCTAGTGACTTCGAAAAGCTCGAACTGAGGGCTGCCAGCTATGTGGAGGCACAGAAAGCAATGGCAGCTGCAAGTGCAGCACTAACTTCTAGATCTTCCTATAACGCTGACCTGAGTCTTGGGCTAGACGCTTTGCGCACGTTAGCGTTTGGGTTGGTTAACACGATCAAGGGTGCATGGACTGCAACAATGTCTATCCCTGATATCGTTAAAGTCCTTGGCTTGAATGCATCTGCCTTCAGAACACTCGGCGGTGCATACGGGAATCTTGCCCGTGAGGTAGCAGGTTCTTTCCTTGAGAGTTTTGGTGTAGAGATGGTGAGGCCAAATAAGTACAACGAGGAGCTTAGCGAGATTTACGGATACGAAGAAGGTATCATGAGTTTCTCTGAGAAAATGACAGAAATTGGCGTAGAGGGTACGGTGCAGGGAACCTTGCAAGCCAAGATTCGACAACTTCGCAACTTGGCTCAAGCTCTATCTACTCTAGGGGCGAGCAGAAGAGTTAAGACCGGAAGAAACTTTGTTCCAGGCTCCCTACTTACTCCTATTACCGCACCATTCACTTACTTAGCCCAAGCAACCAATAAGTCTATATCCCTAGCAATGGCTAACACCATAGATAGGTTTGTAGTCAAAACAGTTGAGGCTCTAGAAACCAAGGGTATCACTTTAGACAATAACACCTTCGAGATAAAGCCTGAGGACATTGGCTACAAGGATGGGAAGCTAGATGCTTACATATTCGGCAACATGGATATGATTAATAAGCTAAACCAAAGGCTCACAGCCGAGGGGATGTCTTTTACCCAATTAGCACAAGACTTTAGAAGGAGATTGCAGGTAGACCCTAATGCCAAGGTTCTAACCAAGGATGCAGTAAGGGCTGCTTACAATATAGCAATGTCCGAGGTTACCTATGATACAATGTCGGGCAAAAGTGGACTCATGCAATCTGGAATTGGTCAGTGGGTGTCTCCACTTGTTGGATGGTCTGTATCTTCAGCGAATAAGGGCTTTGAACAGATGAGAAACAAAGAGGGTAGACTAGCTATGAGGGAAAGCATCAGATATATGCTTACCTCAACTGCTTGGCTTATGCCTGTAGGTATTGCATTTACCTTATTTATGGATTGGTGGGATGAGGAGCTTCTAGGTAAGCCTAGTTCCCTCAGAAAGGTTCCGCCTACAGCTGCGCTTCCTGGGGTAGGGACATTCCTAGCCATGGCAGATCCAAGGTTCGAAATGTCGGCAATGCTCGAGAGAAGTATGCGAGCAAATAACATACTTGGTATTGTGCAGGAGTTTGCTACCCCGATGTTGATTGGTCAATTAGACCCCTCTTCATTAGGTGCTAAATTTGACCCGACTCGAAGGATTTTAGGTATTTCGACAGTAATGAATGCCTACGCTGTGGCAACTAACTACATCAATGCCCTAAGGACAAGTGAGGGCAAGCTAGAGGATGCTATACCAGACTATGCAACGGTAATCCGCCCTACGCTATACCTACTAGGACTAAACTCAGTAGTACAGAATGCTCAAATGCTTACCAACTTAACAGATGCCGAAGACTACGACCCAACAGGGTTCCTTTCTAACGAGAGGCAGGTTGCCGACATAACAGGAATGAGGAACTCACTAAGGGTATTTGCTAAGTCACTTGGAATGGAGATGCGCCGAGGTGGGCTTATGCAGTTCTCGACCACTGCCATGAGTAATGCCATAAGGAGAATGGAAAGGGCTGCATATGCTAATGATAAGGAATCCTTCAAGGAAGCCTATCGGAAGGCAGTTATGCTATCTGAGAAGCCAGATCCTCGAAAGGACGTAATGGAGCAGTTTAAAAGAAGGAACATAAGGGCAAATATAACAAGATTTTCACTTACAGATTCCGACATGGGGGCAATGCTATCAGTTATGGATAGAGATCAATCTACTGCCATTAAGAAAGCTATGCGTAACCATGATTTCTACCTAAGATCAATTGGAGGGACTCCATCAGTGCCAAGAAGTAACATCAAGCACTACAAGGAGGAGCTTAGAAGACTAGCCCTATGAGTGTAAACAAAAGAGCCGGAACATTATACGAGCAGTTGTTTGTATGTGAGGCTCTAGAGAGGGGACTAGATGTATCTATGCCTGTGGGAGACTACTCTCAGTATGATGCAGTCGTGGATGGTAAGGGTGGACTGTCGAAGATTCAGATAAAAGGTACTTGTACTATACTAACTGGTAAGAGCGGATATAATATTAATACCTCAATGGGCTGTAAGAGTAATGCAAAGAAAAGGTATGGAAAAGATGTATATGACTATTTAGCTGCAGTAATAGTAAGGGGTGGAGATAGAATTTGGTACATTATACCAAGGAAAGATATTGGGAATAGAATGACCATAAAGCTATATCCTAACCCAGAGAGTGAGGGAATGTGGGAGAAGTATAGATATGGATGGGATTTAATTTGTAAGCTGTAACCTATTAATCTAGAATACATATATATGAACTGTCCAATTACCAAAAGAAAATGCGTGAAAGCTGCTTGTAAGAATGGCTGTGCGTTGAAAAAGAAAAAGTCAACGGCAAGAACATACAAAAAGCCGTTAAAAAAGAAGAAGAAATGAAGGGTAAGAAGCCAAAAAAATGCTGTTGCCACAAAAAGGCAGAGCAAACCAAGAAGAAGCTTAATCCACACCTAAAGCGCCGTGGCAAGAAAGCCTAGAAAGTATAAGAAAGGAGCTAAAGACTCCGAGTATGATGCTTATCATGGTAAGCCTGAGCAAAAAAAGAGAAGGGCTGCCAGGAATAAGGCTAGGCGCTTAGCTAAATGTGGTAAAGGCAAGGAAGCTCATCACAAGGATGGGAATCCACGTAATAACAAACGTAGTAACATAAAATGCATTACAAAGAAGAAGAACCGGAAGATTCAACCCAAACGGAAATAACTTCCTATCATCAACAGGTGGATGCTTTCTCTATGGAACTAGATAATTTAATAAACCGCTTTCACAACGAGTTCGATCTGACCTTGGAGACAATGGTTGGATGCCTTGAGTGTGCAAAGACTGCTATAGCTCAGCCTATGATTGTAGATCTAGGTTCGGAGATGTTAGAGGATGGCGAAGAAGAAGAAATCTAAGAAGGACGCTTGTTACCACAAGGTCAAGAGGCGCTACACCAAATGGCCTAGTGCCTATGCTTCAGGTGCATTAGTTAAATGCCGGAAAGTTGGAGCCAAGAACTGGGGGAACAAGTCCAAGAAGAAGTGATGGCTAAGGAAGGTTTGAAGAAATGGTTTTCCCGTAATGGCGGAAAAGGTTGGATAGACTGCAAAACAGGCAAGCCTTGTGGTCGAAAGTCTGCTAAGAAAAGCAAACGTTCCTACCCAGCATGTAGACCTACGAAGGCTCAATGTAATTCCAGTATGAAGAAGAAGAAGGGGCCGGCAAGAATTTCGTGGAAAAAAAAGAAAACCAAAAAAGGAGATAAATAAAATGCCAAACATTAATGGAAAAAAATTCCCATACACTAAAAAAGGCAAAGCAGCTGCTAAAGCATATAAAGCTAAAGCCAAGAAACCTGTGGGCAAGAAGCCTATGGGCAGGAAGAAGTATTAATGCCTGCTAAGAAGAAAGCATGTAAACCCACCAAGGGTAAGCGCTTTGCTAAGAGAGTAAAAGGCAAGTGCCGTTCTTTCGGGCAGAAGGGTAAAGCTAAGGGTGGGGGTGACCGAATACGTCCTGGGACAAAGAAGGGCGATGCCTATTGCGCGCGTTCTGCTGGTATAAAGAAGTGTAAGAACCCACCATGTGCCAATGCTCTTTCCCGTAAGAAGTGGAAGTGTCGTGGCAAGAAGTCAATGAAGTGAGCATGGACTACTATATTCTCATAGGAGTTGGTGCTGCACTATCAGTGCTAGGTTTCTTTCTAAAGAGAATGAAAGAGGAGATTGATATAATTAAGGCGAGGAATGCTAGACTTGAGGTTAACCAAGCTAGGAATCACGAGCGAATCAATAACCTTGAGAAGGTAGTCGAAGATAGGCGCGAGGATATCAAACGCCTCTTCGAAATAACAAAGTAATTACTCGTGTAGGTAGCCTTCGGTTGTCTTGGTATCAGAGTGACCAACAACCTTACCGATTTCCTCAAGGCTTAAGCCTGCCTTCTCAAGTCGAGTGACAAATGAATGCCGTAAGCAATGGAAGGATCGATTATATATATCTAGTCGCTCACATATTCTTTTAAAGTAAACACTAGGCTTTGACCTAGACTTTGGGTCAGCCATCATCTTGTGCCATTCAGGGAAGCAATAGGTTTTATCTTCAACATCTATCTCGCTAAGAACTTTTTGTACAATCCCTCCACCGAAGTATTCACTATTTAAATCAATCTGAACAAGCCTATCTCTCTTAAGAGTCCACACTACCATCTTGTTGCGATTCTTGATGCTTGCCCACTCAAGTGAGCAGATATCCCCAAGCCTAAGACCTGTCCAATAACTTATAGCAGTGGCTTGTTTAAAGAAGTATGGTGTGTGTTTGATGATCTTATCGACTTCATCCTTATGGAATATAGATCTTTCCTTTGGTGTCTTCTGCTCGTGCTTGAGCTTTGACTTGTCTATCTTAAGAATCATCAAGGGATTGGTGAGAACATACATCTTAATCTGAGCAAAGTTCCATAGCTGACTAAGGCTAGACTTTCGTAATGCTCGCATACTCATGGCAGTCCCGTCATCCTTATTGAGGAAGTCATATAGATTCTTCTCGGTTACAGAAGCCATAGGTTTATCAAGGCACTTGAAGTCCCTACCAAATTGCTCGAAGATTGCCATCATAGTATAGATGGAGTTCTCGGAGTGAGCAGATAATCTCATATGAACCTCGTACTCCTGGACTACATCCCAATACTTCTTGGATGTTCCACCCACTATCTTCTGGAGTACATCCGTAGAGAGTACACCAAGTTTACCAGCTTCTTCTAGTTCTTCGATCTTGAGTTGCTTAACAAGTCGCTGAGCTTCTTTCCGATCCTTAGTCTTTAATGCAGTTGCTCTGGTATTACCAGAGGCATCCGTATACTTGACCGAAAAGTTTCCACTATCTAGTTTTACTATCTTCATTTTGTTACACTCCTATTCATTAGGTTACACATAATCAAGCTAATTTAGTATCTTCCATTTCTACACCAGCTTGTACTGCAAGCTTACCTCTAAGGTTTATCCATTTGAGTTCCATCTCAATCTCGCTCTCAGTATCTACTCTCTCGGCACTAAAGCTAAGGAAGTGATCAGCCATCACCTCATTAATGTCACCATCTTTGTAGTCAGCAGGCACATACTGACCTAACATACATATGGTAGCAGCATCTCTCTTATCCGATAGCTTATCAAACATAGCTTCCTCAATGGAATCCTTGTTGAGTATAATCTTGATGTTGGCATCCTTCTTGGAGTTAAGCCTATACACTCTACCCATTGCTTGGTGAAAGGCTCCATAGCTCCACTCAAGTGACCCGATAATCATGTTGGGGCATTCGTCAAAGCTATGCCCGACTGCACATTTCGCACCCATTAGGAGTACCTTTGTGTCACCTTTCTTGAATGCATTAGCATGCTTTACATGGTTTGTAACTTTAGAATCTACCCTAGAATATTCAATGCCACATTCAGATAGACGCCTTGCGAGTTCATCTGTCTGACCAATGAATGAAGATATATGAACTACTTGCTCGCCCTTATCAAGAAACCCACCGATAAGCTCAAGAGTTGTAATTAGCTTGGGATTGTAGTTGGAAGCCACATGCCCTTCATTGAAGTCTCTACCAGCAGGATCTGCACAAGTCCCTCTGAGTCTAGTAAGCTGAACACCATACTTAGTCTTCGGGTCGCGCCATGGGATATTCTTGATATTAAGATTCTCTGCATACAATTGCTTCTGGGCATACCCAAGTGGGATACGGATAGTCTCTACATTGCAGTCAACCACATCGGGGTTGCACTCATCTTTAGATATGTAGGCTACAATTGACTTGAGTACCTTAAGCAGCCTCTGCACTTGGCTAATAGTAGGGGACACCTTAACACACATAGAGCCATTACCTCTGACTGATTCCTCAGTGAAGTCTCTCTCCTTAGTTAAGAATGTCTGACAGAAGTCTGATAAGCCTTCCTTCGGGTAAGGCCATCTCGGATTACTCTTCTCACCATGGAACCAGTTAGGTACTGCAAGCCACCCTAGGATCGGGAAGATATTAGGCAGTATATTAGATATCGGCGTTGCAGTCAGTGCATACCGATACTTCGGTTGCATGCGGATAAGCGATGATGTGACAGTGGAGTCAAGGTTCTGCATAACATGAGCTTCATCAATCATGACCATATCAAACTGATGCTTGGATAGAGTGCATAGGCTTGGTTTGACTACACAAGTGAATCCATTGCGAGTCTGACCGACTCCGCGATGCCAATGATTCTCTACGGCAGGAGGAGACTCATCACTATAGGGTGCATCAAAGCCCATGTCTTTGAGCCGCGCGCGAAACTTCTTCTCCCTCTTACTAGCAGCCCAAGAATTAGGTATCTTCTCAAAGGAGTCATTAATACAAAACGCATTAGGGTAAGTAATGTACATACCAGGAGGTAAAGAGCCATCCTTTCTAACTAAAGACAGATAGTCCTGTTTACAGAATAGTTGATGCACCGAGGTATCTGGAGAGAACTTACGAACCTCAGCAATCCACTGAGCAGGGTCATAGTTCTTTGAGTTACCCTGGGCATCCTTAACTGTACCTTTCGGAGCCATGAGTAGAGTACGCTTAGCATTCTTGGCAGCCATAATAGAGATAGCAAAGCACGACTTACCTGTGCCGACATCACCACATACTAATGCCTCATCTACACATAGGAGCCTAGCAAGGTAGGGGAGTTGCCCGGGGAAGTAGGTAAAGCCATTCAGTTCCTCTAGTTGTTTAAGCTTAGCAAGCATAGCATCATAGAGTTTTGGTCTTAGCTCTGCCACTGTCTTGACCTTAGGCATTTCGAAGAAGCTCCAAACCTTAGTGCTAGGGAACTCACCTTCTCCTACTGGGTTGTCCCTAAAGACATACTCATGGTTATCATCGTCTCTGAAGACATAACCTGCATCGACACCATACCTCTCAATCTCATGATCGAGTACAAATGTCTTACCGTACTTATCGGTATGCATCTTCTTCTTACTGAGTGGACGAGTGTATGAGTATCTAAGCCTGCGGAACTTATACTTATTACCCTTAGTTATCTTTGGCCATGTACCTGCACCATGGAACTCGAAGTCCTTTGGAGGCTCGGGGCAATCCTTTGCTTCGAGCAGTTTAATTTCATCGATCATGCCGACCATCTCGTAAGGAGTTAGCTCACGAATTGGAGGAGCAGTAAACTTAGACTCATGTAATGCCTCGTGAATGGTTGCCTTTGAGGTTGGTTCTATGGCTACATTGTCATGGTTATATAACTCTTGTAGCACTCGCCTGTCAGTAGATACGACACTCAGTGCCATCGGGGATATGCCATCGATATAGGCAAGCTTACCATCAATTACTTTGTGTCCTGTAGGTGCAGTTCTGATAGCACCCATTGGGTTAATCCAGATATTGTATTTCATTTTTATTTTTGTGTTAGCGGTTTTGATTTATGCGGCCAAGTCTTTGGGTTTCTTGACCTTGTAAATTATCTTTGGGTAGTTCCCTTTACTATCGGGGATTGGTGGAATAAGAATGTCCTCACCTTGCTTATTGACAAAGTAGTCACTATGCAGGGTACGAAGGTGACCAACCCTACCATTCTTGAGGGAACCAACCTTCTTAGTCTTCCTGTTATCCTCATACTCTCTGATCTTCTTAGGTAAGTAGACCACACGATATAAGGACTTAGCTTCTTTAACCTTATACTTTTTCTTCGCAGCCTTGTATTCCTTCTGATCCCACTTGTTTATTTTGGTCGGAGCAAAGTAGGTTATCGCAGAGTAATTAATTACCTTCAGAGCCATTAGTACAGTCTCCATACCACTGCTTGTGTCTTGGTCATACCCTTGCCAATCTACAAACTCTTGGATGCCTTCGCGGAGTCTTGATTCACCGTATTCGCTTGGTAGGTTGCCAAACACTTTACCACGAGGGGTATCGATAGTGTATACCACCACATCCTCAAACCACATAGGGACACCCTTTTCATCTGGCCCCCATTCTGTTGCCAATATTCTCAGATACTGCTTCGCAACACTATCCTTACACTTGTCTGCATAGTCCCAAGTAGTTTGAAGAAACTCATGGTGCTTTGCTTTATTGATCTGAATATTATAAAAATCCTTTGACTCGAACTTTATATCCAGGCTACTACTAGGCCACTTGGATTGCCCAAAACTATTTGAGACATGGCATGCCTGCATGGCATCGGTTACGCTTTGATCAACAAGCATGGTTTGTCCGTATGTTTTTTGCCATACATCGTTTATCATACCAATTGCAGTTGTACATTTATCCACAGCTTCTTTACTATTCATCATGGTTTTCCTTTCTTAGTTGTGTAGTTAATGGCAGCAGGTTTTTGGTCATCATGAGGATTTTCTGCCCTCACTCGCATTATCCCTTCTAGCCCCGTCCTCAGACAGCCTCAGCAAAGGTGGCTCCCACCTAAAAGAAAGCCCCTGTACCATATAAGAGGCTTTTCAAGGACTAGTCCCAATGGAACTGCCTAACTACAAAGTTATATATTATAATAGGTTACACTTGGTGGTGTAATGCATAGCCCATGGAATCACCGTTGTCCCATGTGATAAGCATCTTACCTTGCTGTAATCCCATTGTGGTTAATGGATATAGTGGTTCAGGTATCATAAGTTCATTAAGTCTACCTGCTAACCGTTCTTCCTCTGTCCACCCTCTGGCTGGCATGGCATGTTCATTGAAGTAATCATATGCCTTGTCCATATTGAAGGGTGGGGTGTTTGGGTTATATTTTGTACCTCGATTCATTTACCAAGACTTACCCAGAATTTATTAATCATATTATATAATTCCTCCTTTACTATCTTCCTCACATCATCCTCAGTTAGACCACTAGGTTGTGAGGTCAGTAGGGTAGTGAGTGCTTCGACTCGTGGATCAAGCTTCTGCTTCTTCTCCTTCTTGACCTTTGGCTTCTTGATCTCGGGTACAGGTTCTGGCATAGGCTCAGTCGGATCTTCCACATCAACAGTTACCTTCCTTTCTCTATTGGATAGATCTTCTAGGATCTGTTGGTAGATTGATTCTTTCTTTTCCTTGAGCCATCCATCGAAGGCAAGGTCAGTACACACGGGCTGCTCACCTGGTATGTACTCACCCGCCTCATCCATGACTAGCTTCTGCAAGGAGTCGCAGTCTGGATCGAGGTTAGTCCTCAGCCATTCGTTAACGAAGTCACGGACTTCTTGGGATTCACGCTGTTGGGTTATCAGTAGTTTGTATGTATCACTCATTTTATGTCACTTAGTTTAATAGGTTACTTTAGATATTGTGCAAACAAAATCCTGTATGCACGTTCGGCTTGGGCAGGCACAATGCCATTACCCAAAAGTCTTAGTCTTGGGACTCGTAGAGCCATGACTTCGGCAGAAGCGTAGTATTGGTCGGCAGTCCCATCAGGGATTCCACCCACGAAGGATTCAATTTCCCCGACTGAGATAGAATCGTTAAGTCCCTCCCTAGGCACTTCTGATTGGAGTCCATTGCTGTTCTCGCTCCCTCCACATGATCCGAAGCTTGTGGAGTTGCCCATGTGCTGGCTACCTTTCTTCCCAATGTCTCCTGAGATCCCTCGGGTACTGTCCCCATTGTATCCTTCCAATCCCTTGACATCGGGGTCGGCCACTTCTCCATCGTTTCCACTGCATCCCTTAGCTTTGGAGTCCACTTCTCCCCCTTGGCATTCGTCCGAATGAATCGGTTGTTCTCGATTGTCACATTCGGTGCTAGACCCCCCTCGGCATCCACTGTTCTCGGTGTCGGGTACATTATCTCTGGGTTCATCTCTGGGTTCACTACATCCTCCCTCAGATTTTTGCATCCTCCCTTCTTCTTGTTGCGAGCTAATGCTTCCCCTGTCTTCGGAGGCAGTACATCCATTGTCGATGGGGTTGCCCAACTCTGTAGGGCTACTGCTGACAGGCTTGGACTCTGTCTGTTCTTCTCCGACTCGGGTGTCCCGTCCGTCTTTCCCGTTCTCGGGGTAGGCCATGATGACTCTTGGTTCTTCCCACTCGTATTGAGTTTCCCCTGGGCGTGAAGGCCATGCACCTGTTCTCCAAGGTTGCTTTTTCCCCTGTCCGTCAAGCAAGCTCGGGAGTCCTGTTCTTTGGGTGTCCCCCACATCTCGTTGAGACTCATCTGGGTGTGCGTTACGGAAGAGCATGAAGACTCGCTTACGCTGGTGAGGCGCGCCTTCTTCACTCGCGCTGACCATTGTGAACGAACCTTCGTAACCAATTTCTTCCATTCTGCCCATGACATATTTGAGAACGCTTGTGTCCGGCTCGCCACCGAACTTACAACTGATGATGCCCTCGACATTTTCGAGTGCGACCCAGTTTGGTCGGCAAAGATCAACTCCGTTTGCAATGAAGGGAAACAGGTGTCTTGGGTCTTCAGTTCCTTTCCGAATGCCTGACGATGAGAAGGGCTGGCAAGGGAAGCCCGCAGATAAGATGTCCACGACTCCACGGAACTCTGCGTATGGGAACTCTTTAACATCCGTGAAGATAGGTGCTTCAGAAAGTTCACCCTCTTCAATCTTCGCAACCAAGTTCGCGCAAGCGAATCCTTCCCGTTCCACGTATGCGATCTCTCGCAAGTTTGGGAATATTCCTCTAAGCCCTCTGCCCATTCCTTCGTATCCGGAACACATAGAGAGGTGAGTAACGACGTTTTCGGTAAGTATGCCCTGTATTTGCTCTTCATAGTTTTCTTCACTCATAGTTAGTTAGTCTCTGCCCACACATGGGGAAGTATCATCCACGCACGACCAGCTTTGGTTATTGGTTTACTATCCTTTTGTTGGATAAATTGTTTATTTTTGTATGGATTGTAGGTGACCCGCCGCCACCTCTCATCCCCGAAGGCTCGGATGCTCTCAGGATTAGGATGGATAAACCCCTTCAGCCATGCGTGTACCTCCTTAACCTTATCCCTAAGGACACGCCTCCTACCTGCATCCTTTACGATAAAGATAGTATCGGTAAGATGAACGACATCTGAGTAAGCCTTAACAAGACCATCTTGCCTAATTGACCAACAATCCCTATGCAGATTCCTATAAACCTGCACAGGTCGAGAATAATCCATATGATATCGTATATCATTTTGTTTCAGTAGCTTCATAGTCCTGCCTTTGCTAGTGCTGCCTCCTCCTTTGCCGACTCGATAGCATCGTCTACTGCACCATCGAGATCTATTTGCTCTGCGATAACATCCCATAGCTTATCCTGAGGGGTGTTAACTAGTATAGCTATGTCTACATCTTCAGGCTCTATATAGAACTCCTTAAGACTCGTTACCTTAACATCAGTAGGCTGAATGCCACCGCCAGGATGCCACGCATAGGTGTCCCCATAGGGGACATAGCCTATCGCAGTATCTTCGATGTCAAACTCTACGGTTCCAGAAGCTATGGCTTTTATGCCTCCCACTTCTACCTCTTCGCACTCGAATTCATATTCCATAATGTAATATATATTATTAGGTTACAATTGTCGCTTACAATTTTGGTATAATTACGCCTACCTCATCGAAGGTGTAATTAAGTTCATCCATTATCCAATGCATAGCGAGTTTCACATCATCCTCTGTAGGTTCATGCTCATCTCGGTGTTCTTGTATGTCAGCAGACCACTGATGTACTGCTTCCCATACTACTTCTAATGACTCGGATATACTGAAGTTAGTTGGCTTACTCATCTCCACCTCCGTTTTCTAAAAGAAATGTGACCTTACGATCTATCTCTTGTTGAACACACTCGAATGCTTTCATGTTAGTGACTAGAGTGAAGCCATGCTCGGGGTCATGCCATTGGTCTTTGCAGTTACACCAGTCCTCTTCTAGTTCTATCTTTAGCATGTCGAGCGAGTGAGCCACTAGCTCTAGTTGCCTTACGGTAAAAGGGATGTCATTATCCCAAGATTTCTTCACTTCTTCATTAAAGAACTTCTCATAAAGTCCTTTGCTAGGTGCTTCATTTGATTTACTCATTGTTTTCTTTTCCTTTCGAGATGTTTCTCAATTAGTTCATTGATTAAGGTCATTTCTTCAGTCCTTCCTCCGAACCAAGCGTCTAGCAGTTTAGCTATCTGCTCGGCACATTCGTTGAAACTTTCAATATAACCAGCATTTTTTTTGATTTTTATTTCCATATTTTAGTGCTTCCTATCATTGTTCCCGCCCATTAGTAGTCACCTACATATATAGGTGACTACTAGGGCAGGGGTTAGTTAATCGTTAATCCCGAACTCGTGAGCCATTTCCTTGAGCATAGTATAGTACCCTGTGCCTTCCTCGGTGTAATAATCTAGGGCATACTTGAGGTGACTTTTCTTAACATCTTGCGATAGTTCTTTCAGTGAGTCGTAGACTTGCCATACAGACATGTTATTACCCCATGACTCGATAGTTGTCTTGTCCTCCGGCGTAAGAAGTTCTTCCATAGGTAGAAGCTTACACAGGTCATCTAAGTGTACACTCAGGTTCTCTGCATCACATAGATCACTATCGGGTGATGAGATATCTAGGTATTCCTCTACGCATTCAAAATGCCTGAAGTCGTAATCACCCTCGCCACATTCATGTGCATTCACAAGGAGTTGCCTCAAGGGATCAGGTATTTCGTTTAAATGAGACTCTTTATCGATTGTATCTCGAAGCTTTTCAAGTATGTCATCGATGTTCTCCCTACTTCTTTGTAAGGCATCTACTGCATCATTATATTTTGCGCATTGGTGATTATACTCCTCAGCATTGCCAGTGTAATAAGACTCAAGCTCACTATAAGCATCGTCTGCTGCATCACATGCTCTGGTTGCATCCTTTTGTGCCTCCATGAACTCATCTATTCTTTGTCTCTCATCCTCACTAAGTGCAACGCCATACTCTCGGCATGCCCTTAGCTCAGCTTGCTTCTGTTCCTTGGCTGCCTGCTCCTCACGTCGCTTAGCTTCCTCGGCTTGTTTAAGTAGCTCATCTGAGCTTGCGTTAATTACTGCGGTTTCTTGGTTATCTTGATCACTCATTGTATTTACTCTTTTGATATTTGGGTTACGGTTACTTCCTTGGAGTTACATCACTCATCATGCACCTCCTTCTTGGTATTGGTAGTAGTTCTGCTTGCGAAGGAACTTGGCACACTCTACCCACAACTCATTGCAAATTAGATTAACCATACCTTCCTTCTGTTGCTCTTTCTCCTTAGCAATCATCTCATCACCATGCTTGATAACCTCATCGGCATAGTTGTTGATTGCCTCGATTATGAATGGCCCAACCATTGGGTGAGTAAGATCACACAGGTAGGTAAGGTACTCGGGGTTGGACATAGACCCTCCCCAATCCTTCTTACGTGAGCGTATTGGTTTCTCATGCACATTGTGCAAGCCATTGATTCTCTTTAGTACAATGTCCTTAGGATTTTTTTTATCTGTCATTTATTTATCTAGGTTACGCTACTGCCATAGCAATAGCTTTGTTTTTCTTTGATCCATGTGGGTTGATCCATATGGATTTTGCTTTCTTGTTAGTTCCGTCACACAAGCCACAATCTAAGCACTGCTTGCCATGTGTTTCGGATACACATTCGATTGCCTTGCTCGGCTTGAGGGGAGAGACATGGAAGTACCTAAGACCAAGCGCCTCGGCAGCCATGCGTGAATCCTCTGTCTCAGTACTAGCCATAAAGTACTTACCATACTCTCTAGCCCTCTCGACTGGCATCTCATGCCAATCATGAAAGTACCCTGTCCACCCCTTACAATGAGCAGTAACCATCTCAATCTTCTGTAAGGGAATAATACTAGGGTTACCATAAGCGCCGAACCTCACGAACCTATTCTTGAATGCAGTCTCATAAGCACCCAATGCAAGGAAGGGATAAGATCCATTCTTGTATGATTTCCATACCCCAAGTGGAGCCTGCCCTACATTGACATAGCATCCCATGCCACTAGCAAAGGGACAGCCACGACAATTGGATACTGCATCCAAGCCAGAGGCTACAGATTCGACAGGGTTAACATGACGATTCAGTATCCATATCTGAGCCATGTTGCCTGTCTTTGCGTTAACTGATTTCCAAGTAACGATAGCTACGTAGTCATCATCTTCATAGATGCAGTTACCGCCTTGCGTGAATAGGTTTTTAATGAACATAGTTTATTTTTGTAGGTTAGTTAGTACGTCCTCGGCTACTCTGCGTAGCTTGTGAAGGGACATCTCGATTTCCATAAGGGCGAGGCGTGAGAAGTCTTGCCCAAGCTCACCCTTCACATAGTGATTCCTCCCATGAAAAGAGGATTTTGGTATTACTCCGATGACCTTCTCGATATGATCGTAGAAGTCATCCCATTCGCATAGGATTGTAGACTTATCGTCACCATTCATATGGATGACGGGTGTACATGCCTCGGGTGTTACGTTATTCATTGTACTGATATCCTAGATGAACCCCTAGAGTCATGTTGTTGGATATGATACCACTCATCATGAGAGACAGTCATATCCTTGAGGTTGTAGGTATACTCATCGCCATAGCTTGTGCCATCTCCGGCTCCGGTGTAGTATCCGCCAGGGTAATCAGCCCACTTAGCAATAATTTCACGGGCTTGTTTTTTGGCAACCTTTGTAAGCTCTTCGCTTGGCTTGTTATCAAGTAGGACTGTATCCATTTCTAAGATCTCCCCATGGTAGTATCCCTCATCTGATCCGCCTTCCCAATGAACACGGAACACGATGATGCCTAGTCCCTTCAGGTAGTCTACTAGTTCCTTGGTTAATGGCTTAGCGCCATTACTACACCATGCGTGTTCTTCTTCTCCTAAGTTAATGTCTGGTATATGTGTATCACTCATTGTATTTTTATCCTTTCTTGTATTGATTTTTTGCCGACTCGAAGCATCCAATCGGCGGGTTGTTGTGTTAGTCCCTTCAGCCAATCTTGTGGCGTAGGGATAAATCCGCAGTCCTCCATCACGTGTTGCTCTGCAACTAACTTGGTTGGTATGTGCTTAGGCTTACCATCGATGTAAACCATGACCACATCACCAAGAGTATCGCAGACCCACTGGATGCCTGCACTATGGTGGCGCAAGGCACGGTGAGTCCAATCACCTGTGAAGGCTTTCGTTTCATCGAACCATCTATGTATGTATAGATAGTCCTCGGGTTCCCCTCCCCATTTCTTGGCGGAGGATTCAGCATGTTTATACGGAGTCATGATTAAAACTCCGTGTTGATAACTACGCCACCATCATAGCGAATGACAGTTGTGTGATCATTTAAGATATCAATGATCTCATCATCATCATACTCTTCATCTTCATCGAAGAGATGCTCGTAATCATTTTGCAGATCACCCATCTCATTGAAGTCAGAGTATTGGCAATCAAGTGCCACTACATCTAGATCGTAGTTAGGATCGACCTCCTCAAGGAAGTCATAGAGTGCCTCGAGTCCACGGAGTGACCATGAACTTCCTCTTCCTCGTTGGTCGAATGCGTTAACGAAATCGTTTTGTGTTATTGTCTGTATCATAGTGTTATTTAGTGAAGTATTCAGTTCCTACTTGTGATCTAGTGAAAGCCTTAGCTCCCTCTAAAGAATTGAATCCTTGTTGTATGGATTCTACGCAGTCCTCATCTCTGTTAGGGTAGTACCTAACCACATCAAATGTCCCATCCTCTTGGTCGGTGACATAGTATTCACCATCCCAAATATTAGGGCTGTTGAATCCGTAGTGGTATGCTTGTACACACCAATCGCCATTCAGCCCACATGGTTGCCATGCAAAGTACTCGAAGATCCGATCAATCGAATCCATCATGCGATTATGGTGAGAGTATTCGCTTATCATCTCTACTCCCTTGACATGTTTATAATGGAGATAATCCTTGTAGATTACCCCAAGGTTAATAATGAGATCACCCTCATCTAACCCCTCGGCTAGTGTACAGGATATACTTTCTATGTAATATGTAGTGTTCATAGGTGTAATATATTTATATAGGTTACTTAATTACTTGGTGGAAGAATGTGGAGAACTCTCCAAAAGGTACAGTGAATCTGAAGTAATGATTGTCTTCTCCATACCACTTGGTTACTTCGATGACCTCCTCGGTCTGTTCGAACTTAGTGAACTCCGAGTATACTATCTTCCCCCATTTATCTTTCTTGTACGATCCGTCCTCAAGCTTTACGGGTTTGCCTTGCGAGAATCTGTCTTGCCTCTCCACATTAATAGCAAACCACCAATAGCCATACTCCTCACCTCTTGCATCCTCTACCTTATATACCCACCCAAAGGTAGTTGGTTCAGCAACTAACCCTAAGTTCTCTTCCATAAGGTATCGCATCTTGTTGGATGTCCAATCCAGTTCGGTAGGTTGGAACGTGGAAGGTGTATACTGAGAGTCACCATCGCAACTCTCACCATAGGCAATCAGATTGTTAAGCCATCTGAATAGACCACACGAACCATTGAGTATGGCATCGCTTCCCATGATAAGGGCATCATCTAGTTTGTCATCAGCCATAGGGTCATTGTGTGCTTCCAAGAGCCAATCACTTACGGGAGTACAGAACCATCGAGAAGCCTTGTCCCCACATGTTTCCCCGAGGAAGTATTGGAACTCATTGATAAATGAATCTATGATATCCATGCACTCACGTGCATCTAGCGTTCGATCTTGGGAAGCAGACACATTTGCCAACTCCCTAAGCATCTGCCTTGTGATCTTGATAGCCCTACTTTGTAGGGTAATCCTCTTGTATGGTACGTATTCAGTATTAGTTTCTTCACTCATAATTAATTATATTAGGGTTATTAGTATTTCCTCGGCTCCACATACTGTATGCTCGCCACAATTCTCGCACTTGTAGTCACGAGCATCAGGCTCACAACCATCTTGGCTATGACCACAAGCTAGGCAGAAGCCTACGTTCTCATCATTCATGGCACATGCCATGACTTCTTCTATGTCTATATTATCATTCATTAGTAAGCTCTCCTTTTAGTTAGATGTGAAATCTCCCTTGACTGCATTGCGATGAATGACTTGCAGTCACTCAACTCAGTCCTTATCCGAAGGAACAGATCCTCGGCAGTTACTACATCCACACCCTTTGGTGCTTTACCCTCAAGGATTCCTCCGTGCTTAAGTATTACTTTTGCAACCACATCGACAGGGACGTAAGGGTAGATAGTATCTGTAGGGCCAAAATCTTCATACAGTTCAGCATAAGGAGTAAGTAGCTCATCCTCTTGGTTAGGATAGCCTACCTCAACTTCCTCGTAGTACTCGGCATTATCCCGCCTCGGTAGGCAGTAGTGTGATCGGCTTGCTTGTACGGACAAAGAGAATCCGTCAAGACATCTAATTTTAGGATTATAATCACTCATGTTATATATATATCTAGGTTACGAAAGGAGGCCACACATATCTAGTATGACCGAGAGAATACCTAATCCGAAGAGGGTAGGTATAAAGAATGGTGAATTGAGTATGCCATCAATCATGGCATTAAACATTTCGAAGTAGTTCATATCAATTTAATGGCTCGAGATCATCAGCTAGTTTGATAAGTTCCATGCCCTTATCACTGACACATGCATATCTCTCGATGTATGCATTAGGATCATACCAACCATCGGCATCCGTTTGATCCTCTCTGATTTCGAGCAGATCATTCTCTAGTGCGATCTTGAAGACATCCTTGTCTTGTTCGTCATTTATCCACACCTCTGCCTCGGTGAGCTTTGAGATGTATGTTAAGTATTCTACTATTTTTTGTATCATAATATTCCTTTGTTTGATTGGTTAAGTTGGTGAATTAAGAAAATGAAAAGCCCATGCCCGAGGACTAAGCCAAGGACATGGGCGAGTGACTCGTGATCATAGCGTCACCTTCTAGGACTGCCATACGATCATTACGTCGGTTGACGTACTAGAGCCGTACTACGGACGTACCATAGCCGACTCTAGTACTGGATTAATAATGGTGATGCAACGGGTTGCGTTGCGACAAACATGAACATCCTCTAATAGATGAACATAACTTCCTTCAAGAGCCGAACCATACTCTCTAGGGTAGAAGTACCCTAAGCACTTATTTACCGTTAACCCCCCTTTCCCAATAAAATTGGTACTCCCAGGGGCAAGTTCCATTAGTCCAAGCAGAGACTCGCTTGTTTGGTTTATCACTAATTGCCATCCTATGAACCATAGGCTACTTCTATTGACTCACGTCTTTCACTAACCCCTAAACCAATTAAGATCTAGGTTGTCACTATTAGCTTCCCACGTTGCCGTAACGTCGAAGTATTGGATATGCATTAGGTTTGAAATACTAATGTCGCCAAGCTACCGAATGCCCACCTTATTTTAATCTTATGTAGGGCTTGCTTTCCTACTATAATGATGAGTATACACTAACGCACATACTGCGCTAATCGGATCTTTACGCTATGATTTTGATGCTTCCCATGCTTGAGAGTATAGAGCTTACATAAAGGATCGGACTCAATGTAAGATATAAGCTTGTCACGCAAACTATGACCACAAAAGGCTATTAACCCATAGCTACCGAATCGGTAGGGAAAAGTTAAAAGTACAAACCAATATTTTAAGTCAATCCTTTCGGCTCAGTATCCCATAGACGGTGATCAAACCGTACGGTAGGATCTGAAACCTTTTACCCATTGACACTTGCAAGCGTAGACCCGCTAAGGATAAAGGAATTGAAAGACTGAAAAAATGGCAACCGCAACTTTTTCCGCTAAACTGTCAAAGAACTGAGGACTCCAACGCCTTGCACCGCAAGACTACGATTCAATCGAATCATCCGAGGGCTTCCCCATACCCACCGCAAGGGTGGGTTTCATCGACTAGCCAAGTCGAATCGTCAGTGGGGAGCGAAACCCCTTAGCTTGCGCTAAGGGCTTTCTTTTGCTCAGGGGTAAGGACTGACATAATTCTTGCGATCTGTTCCGCTTGGGTATCGATCACCGCTTGCTTGGTTACCTTTGGCTTTTGTACCTTTAGCGTGAGCATGTTGCTTGTCTCGCTTATCGAATCGCAAACGCCATCCTCTAGGGCTTTATTAAGCGCTTCCCTTGCAATCACGTTTCGAAGATCTTTCTCGCCCGCTAATATCTGAGTGACTCGCGCTGTTAACTCTTTGCCTTTAAGAGCAGTTGTCTCTCTAAGCTTTTTTCTAATGGCGCTTGCTCCGTTGCCATGTTCGCCAAATTTAATTTCATTTCTAATTACTTTTCCGTTCTTGTTAAGGATAGGTTGAACGTTGCCTTGAGTTGATGTAAGTATGATTGAATTGCTCATTTGATTTTTGATTGAATGATATTTGATTGATGGCTTGCCAAAGCCGATGTGATGGCAAACTATTTTATGCCACAGCTACCCATTGCAAACCAACGACTTAGGGAAATAGTGTTACCTAATGGGCATTAGGTTACAGGCACCCCGCCCGGGGGAACACGGCCTGGCATTCATATACATTATATGCACCTTTTCTGAACTTTCCTCATTCTAGAACTAATTGGGGCGTTCAACATTTGACCTTTAACTTGTAACCAAGTAATATTGGTAACATGACATCATATTATAATGATTATGTCTCGTCAGTCCCAGGGTACGGTGGTGGCTTAGACTCAATGTATGATAATACATTTCAGGATACTTTAATAACCGATACTTCTAGTGCATTAGATACATTTACTCCTGCCCCGGTTATGTACAATAACACTAGGGATTGGATTAGTGATGTTCATGCAATAACTGGTGTAAATAATCCTTTCCAAAATTCGGGATTCTATACTGACTATGGTAGTTTTGCGGATTACAGTAATGACTACGGAGATTTTGATACTACTGACTACGAGTTTGATTTTGGGGATGAGCCTTACGATGGATGGTCGGATGATAATTTAATAACTGGGGATTGGGATGACTTAACCTCAATGGCAAATAGCCTGAACCTTAGTGAGGGTGATAATATTGTAGCTACATATAATGACCTTACTAGTTTGGATGGTGGTATTGAACTTCAGTCCTTAGAGAAGGCAGGTGTTGAGCTTTATGATGCTGATGGAAACATTAATGAGGATTTAGATACTAATACAGCAATTGCTAAGCTGGAAGGTGCTATATTGGACACTGAGAACGGGTTATCTCATGAGGAGAGGACTGAGATGACCCAGACTCGTAATGAGTTAGTGAATGCTACAGAAGCTGGTCTTGATCAAATAACGATCAATGATATGGGTGAGCAGCAGGATATGATGGTTCATACTAGGAACGATTATATGTATAAAAATCCCAAGGTTTCTACGGGAACTAAAGAGGGGATACCTTTGTTTGGTAGTTGGATTAAGAGGGGTCAGAATTACAACAAAGATGGAGAAATTGGTGCTGGATATGTAAGTCCTGATGGTAAGTTTGTTATGTCTGATGCTATGGCAGCAGCTCAGCCAACTAGTAACTCTAAGCTTTTATATGGTGATGGTAATATAACAAACACTGCACCTAGACCTGGGCAGACAGTAGATTTGGCACAAGCTAGAAGACAAGTGGCAGATTCTATGGGTAAACCTAATCTTTTTGATCGAAGTGGTCAGATTGTGGAGAACAGGAAGGGTTTTAATGATTACTTCGATAGCTTTACAGACACACTAGGTAATGTTGCCACTACTGTTCTTAGCCCATTAAACTTTGTAACTGATACAGTAGGTGGTGGTATTCGGAAGTTTGGTAATGCATTGGGTGATAACTTTATTGGTACGGGAATCAGTAACTTAGGTGGATTCATTGATGGTACTGGGGATTTTGTATTTAACACCGTACCTAACACCGTAATAAACTATCCAGACAATGCCGTGAATATGCTGACTGGAGCAGGCAGGGCATTGATGGGAACTGATATGGGTATCGGTCATCCTAGTAATTCGGATTTATTTATGGGTGGGCTAAAAGGATTATTTACAGATCCATTAGTTCTTGCCGGGGATGCGTTAAGTTTTCCTCTCAGTTTAGCAGTAGATGTATTAGGTGTTGATGAACTTTCCTTTGGATCGAAATCAGGCGGAGGCGGAGGCGGAGGCAAAAAGAAGCCTAAGAAGAAAGCCCGTAAGAATGTGCCAATAGTAAAAGGGACAGGCAAGATGAAGTCTAATGGATCTAGTACTGGTGGAACTGGTTCTAGTGCAGTTTCTGCTGCAATGCCAGGTGGTGGGTCTGTTGTATCTGTTGGTGATGATTCTTATGATTTAAGTACTGCCGATGGTCAGCAGTCTTATGTTGATGAAACCGGAAGTTACGAAGCCCTTATGGAAGCTTTAAATAGAACGGGCGAAAGTTATCTGCTTGGTTCAGGTGTAGAAGGCAAAGATAAACCTTTTAAGGCAGGGGCTGCGGATAAGAGTGGTATTAAAGATAATGCTATGGCAAACCAGGGTAATCCTAGTGCTACCAGAAGGATGGCTGCACCAAAAAATCCCATAGATGTATATGCAGGGAAAGAAGACCCTGATGCTATGAATGCAGATTCAAAAGCAACAAAAGCAACAAGCCCAAGTGATATATTTGAGAATCCTGTTCAGACTGACATTGATGACATGGTTCCTAAGGATGAAGAGGATCAATGAGTTTATTCGGGTCTTTCGTATAGAGAACCCAAGCTTATTAGGATTATATCGTATATTTTTAGGCATACTTAAGGTTTTGCCTTATATAGCATGCAGAAGCGCCGATGATATCCGGGAATGGAAGAGAAGGTATAGAATCTGCCGAAAATGCCCTATATATGATGCAGAACTAAGAAGATGCCGACCATTTAACGGATCTAATAGAGGATGTGGGTGTTATGTCCCATTTAGTAACATTATTTATGACAAGTGTTGGGGAAGAGAATATTATGGCAGACCTTTTGGATGGGCAGCCTCGGATACGCTCACAAGGATTAAGCGTGTTCGTAGGAGAAGAAGAAATCCATATTTACGAAGGTAAATGGAAAAACGCAGAAGGTGTCTTTGATACCCTTGAGGAAGCAGTAAAAAATGCTCTACCCCGTGGGGGGGGAAATATTGCTCCATGAGGGGAGTGAAGGCTCCTGACTATGTTAGGGAGATAAGAGCAATTCAAGGGGGGGACGGGGTGGCTTTAAAGTATTACTCAGAGATAATGGGTTATCAAAATATCGGATTAAAATTAAGTAAGACTGGTAAATTACCAGATATTTCGACAAAGGCCGACAACATGGCAGACGCTACGCTATTGTGTGATGAATGGAACAAATGGTTAAAAACAGAATCCATACATTCGTATGGCAAAGCGAAGAAACGCTCATCATCGCGAAGGTGAATAGCGAAAACTTCTGTTGGAAAACCTTCTTCTTTTTTTACGAGCTAGGGATTGATTATGCTTTAGCTGCTATGCCTCAAATAAACAAAATTATTGATATACATCTTGAAGAATGAAAAGAAACGTCGGATTAAAAAGAAAAACGCCCCTAAGAAGAATATCGAAGAAGCGCCAGGGAGACTTGAAGAAGTACTCCGAAATGCGCCGGAACTTTCTTCATGGACTGCCATTATGCGAGGTCTGTGCAAAGGCAAAAAGTACCGACGTTCATCATAAAAAGGGTAGGGGAAAATACTACCTTGATGAGGATACATGGCTTGCAACTTGCCGAAGATGCCATGACCAGATTCATGCGAACCCAGCCTGGGCTAGAGAAAAGGGATATTTGCTAGATCGTTATGTCGATGAGTAGAATAGTCATTAAAAGCAAAACTAAGATAATATCAGAGGTCATCATCCTGAACCTCATCTAAGGCAGGTTTGAGTTTAGTTATTTCCTCAGTCGCTTTTTCTGCTTTATTTCGAGCATCTAGCTCAATATTCATACAGAGACTCCTCCACTCTTCGAGCAATTTGATCCGTTCCTGAGGCGTCTGTCCGACTGAATCAGGTGCGTAATCCCCGTATGTTGCTACGAAGTTCATGGTAATTGATTACCAATATAGTAACCAATTCTCCTAAAGTAATCAAGATAAATAGGTTACACGTTGAAGGGCTTAAGTTTGTTTTGTTCTAGGCAATAACCCTTGCCATGACCCAAGTCCTTAATGTTCTCTTCCTTGATTAAATCTTTCTTCCATGCCCATCCCTTGACATCAACCTTCTTTCCATCCACCACGCACAACACATAAAAGTCTACATCCGGATTTACCTTTAGTGTACTTAGCAAACGAGCAGTAGGATAATGAGATGATTTAATATCATATCTGTTCCCCTTTAACACACCATCGCAACTACCGGAGCGAGGAGACGGAGCGAAGTCAGGAAATGTATTGAACTGTTTTGCAAATGCATACTCTGCAACAGCACCCATTACGTCTGCCTCCGCCCCGTCTTGTTTACCCATTTTTGCGTCCTTAACACCCGTACCCCTCGAGATTAAGGTACGCATTCGCCCCAATATCTGACACAAATTATATTCTGCTTCAGTAAGCTCTAAAATCATATAGCGTTTTGTTTCTTTAGGATGTCCCTCACAAACCTTGATACACTCTTTCTCTTTCGATGTGCATTATGCATGAGGGTCTTCTTTTGATCTACAGTCATACTGATACTTAGCTGACTAGACCTAGGTAGCTTTTCTCCCTCACAAAAGTCTGGTGATTTGTATTTAGCCACGTTTCCTAAGCTCCTTTATTTCTTTTTTTGTCTTCTTTATCTCTTCCTGTATCCACTTTCTTTTATCTTCGTGATACTTGATCCGATGACTGCACATCTTCGAATCATCCTTAAGGTAAGATATTCTTGCTTCTAACTGCTCAATATTACTCATCGGATTCAGGTATTAGTGTTTCACATATAGGGCAGACCGATCCATGCCCAGGCTGAGGACAGCAAAGGTTTCTCTCACACTTTACCGAGCAAGAACTTAGTAAAAAACTAATTAACATTACCAATCCCAAACATAGTAATATAAATGCCCAATCTTTCTTCGCATCATTCATTAACTATTATCTCCTTGTCTATGTATTCATCTGACAACCCTTCTTCGGAAGTATGATCATCTTCAAGAGGAGTGAACCCATTTCTTTTAACTCTCCACACCTCGCCTTTGAGTTCTTTGATCATTAGTGCCTCATTCTTAAATCGAACATCATCCACTATTACCCGGAAGCCTTGATAGTTAGCTGCACTAGCCCATGCTATTAAGTCTGCTATTACATCATGGGTTTTATTCAGCCATATTTCCGGAAATAGGTTTCGTCCCCATTCAGTCCCCAAGGTCTGCAAGAGCTTTCGCCCATTTAATCCTTCAGGAAAACCTGGAATCTGTTCCTCCTTCTCATCATAAAGATATTTCTTGTCAACAATGACTGAAAGCATCTCCTTGATGGGAGTGGATAAGGATAATATGTGTCCGCCAACTCTGTTAGCAAAAGTGCTTTTCCCGATTCCTTTCGGCCCAGTAAGTCCAATTACTGACGGGAATTCAAATTCTTCTGCTTCAAGAGCCTCACTAATCTTATATGTCTGCATACTTTTTTTGGTTTCTTTCCTTGCTTCAATGAAGGCCCGATAACAAATTGCCAATATTCGCATGAGCATTCCCCGTAACCGCCATACTCTTCCATATCAACTAGCTGAACATTATACTTATTCTTCTTGCTAGTTAGTAAGTATCGCTCGGCTTCTAAGTGCTGTACTTCGAAGTCAGAGGGAGTACTCATTGTTACTAAAATAACTAGGTTTCACCCTAGGTATGCCTGTGCCAATCCTATTGCCATTCTTATCAAACCCACAAATTTGATCTCTTTTCCAAAACTCCTCGATAGCTTCTTCTAATTCAGCTTTGAGCTTGGTGAACTCTCCTTTACTTATTGAAAATGTATTAGGGAGGGGAGTTGCCCCCCCTCCCTCTTCCGAAGGGAAATTACTCCCCTGTGTCACCCTCAACAACAGCTAATCGCTGCTTAAGCTCAAGGTTCTCAACCTTAAGAGCAAGTGCTTGAATCTTTTCGAGAACTACATCAAGACGCTGCAGGCACTCTTGGCGTGACATTGCGTTCTGCGTGATGACATTGACCTTCTCTTCAACACTAAGCTCATCGAATTTCTTCTGAGCTTCTTCTGCTGTGACGTTATCTTCTGTTGGTTTTTCTTCTTTTTTGCTCATATTATTGCGCATTTTTTACAAGGCCATATACCTTGCTGATTGGTAAGGATACTGATGCTTTTGCAGTTCTGCCTTTTGGCTTAAACTCCAATGTTTGTTGATCAGCATTAATGGTTATTAGAAGCTTTCTGCCGTTACCATCTTCGGCATCAACCTCTCTTGTTAAAGACTTTGTAAGTTTAGTAGCCATTAATATGGTACGTCCTCATCAAGATCAGGGTCTGCAACCTTGTCGGATGACGTGGCTTTAACTTTTTCGACGCTGGCGTTGCCAGCGGGCCCCTCTTTAGGGTTTCCGGCGGGACAAAAACCAAAAGTATATGGTTTTACAATGTACTTCATTTTGGTCTTCGGCTTTCCATCTTTACCCTCGTAACTAGAATTGCGGATATCTGCTTCAAGAAAAACTGCATCACCTTTTCTTGCAAACTTTGCAATGTATTCACCAGCTGCTCTCCATGCTTCAAAGTCAAAGTAATGAACTGACTTTTCTCCACCCTTCTCAGGAAAGTTGCAAGCAAGGCTAAAGGTGACAAGCGAAGTGTCTCCTATCGTTTTTGTTTCGGGGTCAGCAGTTAAGCGACCCAAGAAATTAGATTTTGCGAATGCCATAATTAATTTAATGTTGGTCGTGGTGTGAATTTTTGTATTTTTGGTTTGAAACAGACTTCGATGTCACCACAAGCACCGTCCCTCTGCTTTTCTAAACTTATAATTGTTTGATCGGGATCATCATTTTTTCTCCAGAGCATGAGGCAGGCATCTGCATCTTGTTCTAAAGCTCCCGACTCTCTCATGTCCGATAGCCTCGGCTTTCGATTTAACTCATCTGCCGAACGATTTAATTGAGATAAAAGAATTACTGGAATATCCAATTCCATAGCTATATCCTTCATAGACCCTGCAATCTCTGCAACTTGTTGCTCCCTGGGTATTCTTCCATCGAGGGGTCGCATTTTTTGAGCATAGTCTACAACGATCATATCTAGTCCTTTCCGTGCAAACTTCCTAGCCTTGGCTCTAACTTGGGCAGAATTTATGTTTCCACGATCATCCACCCAAAAACTACGATCCTTCATCCAATCCATTGCAGTTTGATATTTAGCAATATCCTCAGGTCGAGCAGTGTTGTCTATGATGTAGCCAACAGGTACTTCTGATAAATTAGATATAAGCCTTCGCATTACTGCTTCAGCTTTCATTTCTAAAGAAAAGAAAAGAACCCTCTTGCCGTTTTTAAGTGCATTCAGAGCCATCTCGCACCCAAATGCAGTCTTACCCACGGAAGTTCTAGCTGCTATAACAATAAGATTATTTGGCTGCCAGCCATAAGTCTTTTGATCTAGCCTATTGATGCCCGATGGAATGCCACTCATACCATTCTGTTCCATGCGTTTCTTAAGCTGTTCCCACATTGAATCAATGATCTCAGGCGAAGAACGAACATCTTCCTTATTCTCGATAGTCAACTTGGTTAACTCACGATCAATTTCTTCAATAAGAATCCGTGACTGCTGATTATCTTTCAGATCATCTTGGATCTTAAGAGAAATCTTTCGAAGATTATTCTTAATGTAAGATTCCTTTAGTGCATCTACAAATGATCCAAATCCAGCAGAAGTCTCACATGCTTCCATAACAAACTGAACTTGTGTGCGATCCTCGGGGTCGCGGAATGCAAGTAATACATCAACATCAATGCAATCAGAATCCCTATGCTCTAAAATTAAAGTCCAAACTTTCTGATGAAACAAATCCTGAAACCACTCAGCATTGATTCCCATAACAATTGCTTCATCCAAGCATTCATTTGATTTAGTGACGCAGGACAAGAAGCCACGCTCTACATCACTATTACTACTGGTTGTTGTCAGCAAACTCATCTATGTACAATTGATCTACGTCGTTAATGTCAGTGGTCAGCCTATACTTCTCGAATATCGGAGGTCGTTCAGCTTCAGCCCATTTTAGAAAACTCTTTATGCTTACTGTCTCTTTCTCGACAGAAGGAACAGGACGCCAATCAGGATTATTTTTAAGCCAAGTGGTAATGCATGAACCCCAATGTTTGATTGGTGACCTACCGACCACCCAACCCTTAGATTGATAATAATCAAAGAACAGAGTGGCTTTAGGCTCAATAGGCTTGCAGATATTCTTACTCTCAAAGAAAGCAACCACTTCTTGTAGATTCTTTGGCTTATTTCCTTCACCTAAAGTTTTTTCCTTCTTGGGTTTTGCTTTAGGTTTAGGTTTTTCAGTAACCTGTATCTGTGGCTCAAACTGAGCCAAGGCGCATAGAAGTACTGATTGTGAAGTTATACCAATCGTAGTGGCAAGAAGCTCAAGCCTTTCGGCAATGTTATCCTTCACTTTAAGCTCAATCCTATTCTTGCACATGGTCAATCTCTACCTCGATGCCACAATTTTCATGTCGCAACTTGGTTATATACAGTTGAACAACTTGCGAGTCATCTTGCCAAAAGCGAAGCTTGCCCATGGTGTCCTGAAACATCTTCACAAGATTATCTGCATCGGGTTTCTTATCGTGAAAAATCCAACCCTTATCCCTTATCGCTTTTTTCTCAGTCTTAAGAAGAGGTAACTTATATACGATAGTAAGGATAAGAGGCCCTTCCATAGGCTGGTTAGGCACATGTGGCATGAGGAGTGACATGAAGTCTTGCTCTTGGGCTTTTCCTTTGGCGGTTGTATACGAAAATGGTTTTCCATTTTTTCTGACTCCTACTCTCTTGCTTGACTGATTAGTCGAGCGTGGTGGTTTGCACTTTATGAAAAAACTAAGCATTGCTAACTGACTTTGCTTTTTCTTTACGAAACATAACCTGCTCAAGGCGTGTCCTTAAATCCTTCTTGGCATCAGCTTTTGACTGATCAGTGTGGTCAGCCCATATCTGAATCAAATCTGGCTCAGATATCTTCGTAGCTTGTAAGAATTTCGCGACAGGCAGATTTGCACTAAAGAGAATTTCAGATGCGCCGACAGCATCAAACGAAGTAACACTTCCAGTATTCCGCAACTTGTATCCAGGGATATTAATCCCACTCTCAAGCCTATTTTTCGCAGTTGATTTAACACTTTTGCCAAACCGTTCGATAAGACCGACAATAGCCATTTTTTCAGCAAGTTCTTCGTTAGAAATATTTTCCATATCAATTTTTTCAATAGTTTCATTTTTTAAGTATTCGAATGCTGCAGGACAGTGTGCGAGGGCTTTGCAGTATTTGCATTGCAGATGACCTGCAGTCATTTCTGCATCTTCCTGCTCAACTTCTTCAGCAAGTTTAAGAAGCTTTTCTTTTAAGATCATGCTTAGGTCGCGGTGCATAACTGCTTTAGTCCATTTACCCAAAGCAGGTTGCAGTAGTGCTACAAACACCCTCTGTACATCGGGATAATTCTCGAAAACTAGAGTAGCATAAACTTGTAACTGCTTATTCTTTGGAGCTTCCTCGTAATGCCCATATAGCATTTTGTAGTCTAGGATTGAGGCATCCTCTCCATCGATTTCAAGATAATCGATCTGACCGGAGAGGATGCCCTCATCCTTCTCATTCATTAACCACAACCGCGGTTCCCGCGTGACATCGCCGTGTAACCCAAATTCCTTGGTAACTTGATCTTCCATCCTGCGGCATTCTGAAATCAGAAATGCATGGGAAGAATCAAGTATCTCATCCACGGGTGTTCCGTTTTCCATGTACCCATGTAGTAAAGTTCCTTGTGTGGCATCTGAAGTATCGTAGTCCTTGAATTTCTGAGAAGCTTTAAATCGTGCTTTGCAAAGCATATTCTCAAAAACCGAAGAACCCGACATCTTGGGAACTCCATCCCAAGCACGTTCATTTACTGCTATTGCCATCCTGAGAGATCCGTATCGGATTTCTGTTTTTCCTTAGGCAAAGCCCACTTAGGCAGGGCAGGGGGATTTTCAATCTGACGATACTTGTTTATCTCAACCCATTTAGTTGGCAAATAATAGAGATAACGTCCGATACCCCACTTAACTGCTGCCCGCTTAAAAGCATCGGATATTCCACCCTTAGCTCCCTCAACATTTGTATCACCAGCGCCATCGGATTTTCCAATCCACTCGCCATCGATACGAATTTTTAATGTGCAAATTAATCGACCACTAGCAGTTTCCTGATAACAATCCCGCCAATTTTCAAAACCGACAACTTCGTCTAAACGCTTCATAACATCACGAGCATCTATGTAAGCCAAGGCTATGCATTTTGTTTTATCCTTATTGGTTTGCCCAGGGCGGAAGTGAACAACATTTGCAGGAAATGGATTCTTAAGCTGCGCTTCTAGATTCATTGACTTCCTCCAAAATGGTTAATGCTTCGACTTCCTTGCGAAGAACGCGTTTATTACGATTGAACTTCAGACGATAGGATTTCAGATGACCTTTTCGTATGAGTTCTTTGACGGCACGAAAACTATCGAATCCCAACATATCTGCTGCTTGCGTCAGCGAGACTGTATCCTTCAGTCGTACCATTCCATCCACTTGATTATCACTCATGCCACAAAGAATTAGCGGAAAAGAATATCTAAGAAAAGAAAAAAAATAGCAAAGTGCAAAATAAATTAGCAATGTACTAAATTGAGTGTAATAAAGTGATAAAAAGTATTGACCTTGATAATTTTTTTATGTTTTTGTAGGAAAATGTTAAATGCACAGCTTGCCCAAATCGAGGAATACCGATGAATAAAACCACAGAAAAATCAATAGGCATTAGAGTGAAGCCTGAAATATACGATGAAATTCTATCTATGTGTGAAAAGCTCGGAGGTATTCCAGTTAATAACTTTGCTCAGAATGCGATAGAATCAGCATTAGAGATGTTAAAAGAAAAAGAAATTAAAACCCCCAAGTGGATTGCCGTACAACGCTTTTCACTAGACTTCAAGAAAGGCGAAAAATTATAATGAGTAAAAACTTGATCATTGAGTTTGAAAAAGAAAATCAAGAAGTTGAGTTCGAGCAGCCTATTACAGGCATTTCAATGGATGGACAGAAATTAACAGATGTTCATGATCTAACGCAGAAAGTTATTGGAATGACTAAAACCATAAAGGTTTTGGCATGGCTAGCAACTGTACTATCAGTTCTGGCAGTCGCAACCGTGCTGTTTCTTGCAAATTGGCTACTCAGTCATGAAGCAAGTATTGAGAAGCTACTATTAACTGGTAATGACGAATATAATGTCATGGAACAAGATGCCCGCAGTTGGGGTTCCCACCAGAGGCACCGAGCATATGTTCATCTTGAAGAGTTCCAAGGACTGCATTGGGATGCAGGAATGCAGGACTGGGTTAACCATGCGATAGTAGAAGAAGCCAAGAAGGGAAACCATAGGGGGGCAAGATAATATCTCCTTAACAATCCTCTGATAAGAAGAAGCTTATTCTTAATATATAAGTACTTTATATATATTCTATGCTTTACCTCCTTAAACCCCCCCTATAGTCCCCCCCTTAATGGTTCCAGACCCTAGTATTTATCAGTGTTTTAGAAACAGAAAACGCCCACAATACGTCTGCGGACGTACTGAGGACGTCTAGGGTCGTACTGGACTACGGCTCTAGCCGGAAGTACTTTTCAGAATCTGCTTTGCAAATAGTAGATTCACAGTAATGTCTATGGAAGGTTTTGTAATTGGTATGACCTGCAAATCTCATGGTCATTTCCATGCCAAAAAAGAAGTAGCCATAGGAGCAAAAGCTATGTCTCATCGCATCATGTGGAAGCTTTCCAAAATTTCTATATCGGGCGAGTCTGTAGGCGTTGTAGGATGTGGGCTTTAGTGGAAACTTTTT